CTGTTGGCAGGATCGCCCGCGCGATAGCGACGTGGGGCACGGCCCGCCCTACGTTGCCGTCATCACGCTGTGCGTGATGGCGGCTACTCACTGGCGGGCGATCCGAACCCGGATGCGCGCCGACGGTATTGCTGATCCGATGCGGCAACTGCCGCATATGCACGCGTTGGTCGATGAGGCCGAGAAGGTGTGGCTTGAGGTGTTGCACACCGGCAACGAGGCCAAAGACAAGCACGACCGTGAGCAGTTGTTGGACAGACTGTATGGGCCGAGCACCGACGGGGTGAGCGGTTTGAACGGGCAGGACTATCAGCCGAAAACCGCGCCGCCCGCTGGGTTTGAGGACCCGGCGCAGGTGGAGGCGGACTTCGACGCTGTTGCCAAGCTGCTGGGCGGCGGGTAGCTGCACGCTGCCGCCATAGCCTGCGCCCCATGGCGAAGTTGGTCCCGTATCTCGATACGTCGAAGCCGCGCGGGGAGCGGTTGTCGCCGGAGATGCGCGAGGAGATCGCCGAAGTCGCGCCGTCGACGCTCAACGACGGCGAGGTCAAGACCGCGAAGCTGGCCGACGGGGCAGTCACCGAACCGAAACTGGCTGCTGGCGCGGTCACGTCGGCCAAGATCGCGGCCAAGAACGTCAAGACGGTCAACCTCGACGACTCCGCGGTGGGAACGCCTCAGTTGGCCGCAGGCGCCGTCACCGCGGCCAAGGCCGGTATCGGTGTGATGGCGGTGTTTGATTCTGCAGGTAACCCGCTGGCGGCTAAGACGGTCGTGATCACCGTGTCGGGCTACCAGCAGCTGAATCCGCCTGATCCCAACACGTTCTACGAAGTGTTGGCGGATTGATGCCGCAGCGCTACATCGGCGGTCGCTCGGTTGTCGCCCGGTACTACGGCGGCCGGTCGATCGTGGCCCGGTACTTGGGCGCCAAGTTGGTGTGGTCTGCCAATCACATCCGTGACGACTTCAACCGTGACGACGGTGTCCTGGGCGCCAACTGGGTGCTCAGCAGCAGCGTCGACGGCTACAAGCCTGGAGTCGTCAGCAAGATGTGTCGGCTCGCGGTTCCCGACGGGTTGTTGTCGTTGCAGCCTAACGGCGCTCACGCCCGTCACGTCGCCACGTTGGACCGCGACGACGGCTATGTGGAGTTCCGGATCGGAAGCCAGGGCTCCGGGCCCAGCCTGACCGGCGACCTGTGCCGCACCACGGTCCTGGGGCGTGGATCCAACACGGCGACTACTGGCGGTGTTGGTGTGCAGTTGGATTCGTCGACGCTGCGGGTCGTGCGGCGTGTGGCCGGCGTCGATCTGACCGTGAAAACGATGGGCAGCTTCGGTGCTGGCGATGTCATCCGCCACAACTTCGTGGGAAATCTCCACACGTTCCGCCGCAACGGCAGTTTGCTTGAGGAATGGGACGACGAGGAAGCCACCGCGCCGAAGGGGACCGGGAACCGGTCGCTGATCCTGTCGGTGATGGGTTCCAAGGATCTGTTGGGGCCGCGCCGGTTCGGCCCCGCACTCGATTACGTGGAGATGGGCTGATGTCGGCGAAGTCATGTGCGCAGCTCGTCAAGTATCCGCTGTTCTACGCCGCCCTGGCAGCCGTCTCGTTCCGGTTGGGTTGGTGGGCATGCCATTACGTCGGCGACCGCTTGGACAAGTTCGATCCGGATATCGGTAAGGGGAAGTACGGATGGTGATCAAGGGTCGGATAACCCAGTGGCGTCGGGAGTTATTCGACAGCATCGGCAAGCACTGCGCGGCGGTGGTCCGAGAGCTGTTGACGAAGTTCCTCAACGACTTTCGGCAGGATGTGCGTGCCGAGGTCGCCGCAGTCGCCCGCAAGGCCGATGAATCGGTCGACAAGCTCACCGACGTCATCCCCGGAACGCTCGACGACCGCCTGTTCGACGGCCGGTTCGGTCAACTGCTGCAACGTCTTGAACAGCTGATCCCGCTCTTCGGCGGTGGCGGCCGATGAGCTTCGTGTGGTTCCGGCCCGAAGGCCCGCTGCGCAGCCGTGAACAGATCGCCCGCGAGGTGCACGCGGTGTCCCTGGCACGTGGCCTCGACGAGCTCGCCACCGTGCTGACGCTGATGTGCATCGACGTTGAGGCCGGCGCCGACGACGACAACGGCGATCCGCAGTGGTGGTGTCCATGGAACGCCAAGGATCCGACCTCGAAGAACTACCCGCATGACTCCGAATCAGATGACGGGCGGTCGGTGGGGTATTGCCAGCAGCAGAACGGCGCCCCCGGTGAAATGGTGTCCGGCAGTGACAACTGGTGGGGGAACATGCGCTCGCGTATGACGCTGGCGCTGGCGGCCGATGTGTTCCAGACACGGCTGGCTGACGACTACGGGCGCGCGGCCGGAAACCCGGCCCTGGCCGGTCAGTTCATTCAGCGGGTGCAACGGTCGGGTTACCCGGACCGATACGCCGAGCGTTGGGACGAAGCATGGGCGGTGTTGCGGCGTGCGCTCGCGCAAGGCCCCGTCACCCCCAAACCGCCGCTGCCGCCGACCGGGACTGGCAGCCCGATCACCCGTGCCCGGCTCACCTCGAATCGGTACGTCGGCCGCGGCGGCAAAACCCCGCGCTGGATCGTGGTGCACACCCAGGAAGGCGGACGCTCGGCGTGGGATCTGGCCGGGTTCCTGAAAACCACCGAGGGCCAGGGCCCGAAAGCGGTGTCGTACAACGCGTGCGTCGACGACATCGAAACCGTGCTGACCGTCGACTGGGACGACACTCCGTGGTCGGCGGCGGGCGCCAACCCCTACGCGTTCCATATCTGCATGGCCGGTTCCTACGCGGGCTGGGACCGCGGCAAGTGGCTCGAAACCGATGCCTCCGACGGCAAGAACGAAGACCTCCAACTCACCCGCACGGCCCAGCTGATTGCGTGGTTGTGCCGCACCTACGACATCCCGGTGGAGTACATCGGCGGCAACGGAATCCCCTGGGGCCGTGAGGGTATCTGCGGGCACCGCGACTTCGGCAGCTGGGGCGGCGGCCACACCGACCCGGGCGACAAATTCCCGTGGGACGAGCTGATCCGGCGCGTCCTCCTCTACCTCGACACCAACACAGGAGGGTTCCTCATGGCACTGAACGATTCCGAGCAGCGCGAGATCTTGAATTACGTTCGCGCACAGAACCAACCGATCCCGTCGACGTCGCCGCTGCGGCACCTTGGCGAAGGCAACGTCACCACCCGCGCGAACCTGCCGCGCGCGATCGACGCCAACCAGCATGTGACAGCGGTGGTGACGCTGGCCAACGAGGGCCACACGCCATCGATCGCGCTGCTGTGGGAGGTTTCGACGGCGGCCGACGCGCCCGGCAAGTACCCGGATCGGCAGGAAGACGCCAAGCTCGCCAAGACGCTGCTGGCCAGCATCAGCAAGGCCAAGGTCACGGTGGCACGCGAGGACATCGAGGCGTGGCTCGACGCCGAGAAGATCGCAGCATGAACGGCTCGGACGGGAGGTGGATCGGCTACGGCGAGGGCGACGAGTCCGACGCGGTAGTGCCCATTGAGATGCGGCTCATGTACGCCTACCCGAAGAACAGCCGCGCCGTCGAGCACGGTGTTGCCGTCGACCGTAAGTACACCGCAGCGACGAAGGCGGCGGTCGCCGATATCACCGAGTTCATGAACAACGACGAGCGCGAGCTGCAACGGCTGGCGCGCATGGGAATCGCCACCCCACTGCGAAGTGACGGTGTCGCGAACCTCGCTGTGCGCCGCGCCATCGGCGCCTACGTGGATGCGCCGGCAAGCCCGCCGGAGTCCCCGTACCGGATTCAGGGTGTGTGGGCCGACTCGCGCGCATTCTTGAATCCGCCGACGGCTCACAGCTTCGTCAAGGCCACCAACGATTTCCGCGACGAGGCGATGCGCCTGTACCGGCCGATGGCGGGCACTCCGATTTGGCCGATCGGCTACAGCATGGGCGGCGTTTCGGTCCAGAAATTTCTCACTGCGTTGCCGGAAGAATGGCGGCAATACGTCGTCGGTGTGACCACGTTTGGTGATCCGTCGATGCCGGCCGAGGGCAGCCTGAACGGAAACGATCCGTTCGAAGGGATCTCGAGACTGCCGCAACCCCCGTGGGTTTGGAATCGGTACTGGTCTTACAGCATCGACGGCGACTGGTACCCGCGGGCACGGGGGCTGATGTTCCTCCTGTACCAGGTGCTCACCCGGGCCGAGCTGACGATGGACTTCGCGATCTACCTGTTCACTGAGTTCCCGAAGCAGGCTTTCCAGCAGCTACTCGGGGCCGCACCTAGCGACGACCCGCTCGCCGGAGTGCTGCGAGGGCTGGCCGGGCTGATGACGACCGGCCCGACGAATGTGTTTGGTGCAGCTCTGAATCCGTTGCAGCTGTTCGCGATCCTGCCCGACTTGGTGCGTCTGCTCTTCGATGCAATCAAGTTCGTCACGACCGGCGCCCACGGCAAGTACGGAGACCCCGCATACCCCCTGTGGGACGGCATGACCGCCGTCGACCACGCAGTCAAGACCATCCGAGAGGTAGCACCCGACGGCTGCACCCTGTTTCTGTTCCCCGGCACGTGGGCCAACTGGAATCAAGGCTTCCCGTTCGACGTCGCCGCCCGGCTGCAGTAGCGCTCTCGGCCCCTGTGCGAGGAGAGCGCGCAAAGGGCTAGATGCTAAGTGAGGGGTGGAATTGGCGAAGGAATTTCAACACTCGCCCAATGGGAATGAATGAACTTCTGCACGCGCCGGGAGTCCCCGGCTCGTTGTGCCGTGAATCGCCGGTGATCTCAATTCCAAGGGCTCCGTTGCTGTTATAGACAGCCCCACCACTATCGCCCGAATGGGCACAGTACGAAGCCTTCGTCACCGATGTTGACCATGGGTACCCGGTTATCGTTATCTCGACGCCCGTGGCGGTTACTTCCCCGCAATTGACCTTGTCATGCTTTTGACCGACCAGGCATGCGGTGTCGCCAACATCGGCGCTCGTGACGCTATTGGGGATGTGTTCCCATCCCTCGCCGAACAGCTCTCTCCCGGAATACATCTCGACCAGCGATATGTCCGTGTACCAGCCGTCTTTGCCCTTCGGATAGGTCCGTTCGTAACCGACAGGCGTGGTGTGGTCTGAGGGCGAGTAGATCTCAAGAGAGCTACCGTCCGTGTGAACAAAACGACGGCCGTCGTCATCGCGGAAGCAGTGCCCGGCGGTAATGAAGTACCGGGTGCCCGCGTCATCCCACGCCGGATAGCCGACGCTGCACGAACTCCACGAACCATCCGCGTACACGTCGAATCTCATCCCCGGCCATGCCCAATACGCGTCGGTCTTAGCCTCTGCGTTCGGTGTCCCCAACAACGGCAGGGCAACTAACGGCAGTGTGCATATCCCCATAGCGCGAGCAAGATTCTTTTTCAACATTTCCCCTCCGCGATCCGCCGAGATACGACAGATTGCCGTCGATTCTAGCGACGAAGAGGCGCCTATGGCGTCGGTGACTCGCAAATCCCTCGCGGATGTCTATGGGTAGATGTGGTACTGCGGTTGCCCGATCGGCGTCGGGGGAAACGCGTTCGGGTCGACGGGGTAGCAGCGGCCGGTCGAAGGAATGAACCCGGCCACCTGACCGTACTGGCCAGAGAACGACTGCGGCGCGGAGGTGAAGCAGCGATCCCATGTGCCGTCGGCCTTGACCGGGCCGTCGCAGTATTGCGCGAATGGCTGCGTCTCGCACCCAGCGCTGGCCGGTGCGGCGAGTCCGAACCCGACGCCAGCAGGGATGGCAACGGCGGCCACCGCCAGGCAGATTCGTGTGCTGGTCGGCATTGTTTCGGTCCCCCTTGGCGTGAAATTTGAGGGGGACTTTACAAGATCCCGCCCAGGTCAGGAGTGGTAACGCGGGTGCTCAGAACCGGGCCTACGGTGTGTAGGGCAGCCCTTGGGAAGCTCGACGGCACTTCCGTGTGATGTCCAATTGCATCCGCTCCGCGGTGCATGCGAAGTCCCAGAGCACGTCTGAAACCAGTCGAATAACGCTGGTCGGGACCGGAGAAGTGCAGGAGAACTTGCCGATCAGGGCCGCTAGAGGCCCTGTGACGGGGTCCGATTCGGTGCCGATCCCCAACAACTCGGTGATCTGGTCCAGTTCTTGAGAGACATCGAGCTGGCTGTCTTTATGTACGGCTTCTTCCAGGCCGTCGACTTTCTTGGCGGCCTCGCGCAATTCTTCGGGGTTCAACAGCAACATGCGAGGATCGTTTCAGACATCTCGCCGGCGTGGGGCGACGCGCCGATGCAGGGTCATGCTGGTCACGCGAGGAAGTCGGAGACCTGCCCTCTAATGGCGGAGATTTCGTCGTCGATCCTTGGACGTGGCCATGCTTCGGAGCCTCCAAAAGCCCACATGACAGATAGCTCACGCAGCTTGGCGATCACGTAGGAGAACGGGGGGAGTTTCAGCGGCGGGGGATAAACGTCGGAGCGGATCTGTTCTACGAGTAGTCCATTCAGTCGATTTGTCATCGCCGTGTGGATGACCGGTGGCCCGCGATGCCCATCGTTCTCCGGCAGGGACAGCCACAGCTCGACGTCGGCGGCGCGCGGGTCACCGTTGATCGTGAGAAGACGGTAGGTAGCGGCGATTATCGCCTCGCACGGACTCCACAGGCCGTAGTTTCCGATGAACGGGATGTCCTTGGCCACGACCCCGAAACCGTAGAGGACATCCGGTGGTGCAACAAGACTGAGCAGCATCGCAGGTTCAAAGAGGAGCTGCATGCCGACATCCCCGCCGACAGTGCCCTTCTTGATCGCTCGATCGACGATCCCGTGACCGCGCTTACTCAGAAGCGATGAAGACTGCTCGTACAAGTCGGATAGGCGCGGCTTGATCTCGTCGTTGATTTCGGCCATCTGCGCCGGGGAGAAACGGGTGATGTCTACTGCCCCTTGGTTGATACCAAGTGCGGTGGCGGTGACCCGGGTCCGTTCTTCTGTCCGTGCTCCCAAAGCTGTTGCACGAAAGTCAAATACACCTCGACGGAATCAAGGCTGAGGTTGGGTATCTCGCGTTTGCCGCCGTAGAAGCCCGGCACGCTCGCTCCCGCGCACGCGTCGAACGGCAACTGATGGAGCCCGGTCGCGGCCATCCATTCGCGGAACAGTTCGGGCATCAGGAAGTCTTGCGCGAGCGGCACGCTGAGTGCCCGCTCGAATGAGTGTGCATCCACCCACGGGGTGACCGAGCCGTCGAATGGATCGAGGACAACCACGGTGCGCGAGGTCTGCGCATTGTCGGGTAATCCGTCCGGGGTGAGTCGGCTCGTGACTGCGAACTGACGTGCCAGCCAGTCGAACCCGAACACCTCGGCCTCGAGCCCACGTGTCCGGAACATCGCGTCGACGGTCGCCTGTGCGACTGGAGCAGAGGCAGCATCGTGGAAACGCAACAGGCCGGCGTTCATGGAACGCCCGCACAGCCCGCGATCGGCGAACATGCCGCCAATCAGACCCGGGCGCCACACAGCGTTTGGCCGTGTCGGCGGATCGAATGCGAACTCCATGAATCTTCCTATTGTCGTTGCGGACGTGCCTCATTCATAGCGTAGGTCAGGGGTCCGGTGGACGTACACCACCGAATATGGTGCCCGGCGGGAACTCGTTCATCCGTGAGTTGAGCTGCGATCCGAAGCTCATGTTCACGCTGCCGTCGAGCAGTCCCATATTGCCCACCGTGTCAGTACCGCCAGCTTGCAGGTCACGCGTGTGGTCAACGTGAAAGCCCGGTGGTACGCGGTCGAGACCGAGCGTGTCCAGGAACAGCTGGCGGACCGCGGGGTCACGCACGCCCGGCGGTGTCTGACTGAACCCGCCGTCACCGACTGCGTCATTGAACTGCTGCATCTTGTGTTCCATCTGAGACTGCTGGAACTCGGACCAACCGTCCTTCATGTTGATCTCGATGTGCGGCAAGTTGCCGCCGCCCCCGTGGTCACCGACTTGGCCGTAATCGCCTGCCGGTGAGGGGTGCTCCACCGAATGATGCCCACCACCGTCGTCGAATCCGTGCGTGAGCGCGCGCCCTTCGGTGCCGAGTAGAGCTCCTTCGCCGCCCAGGGGTGCTGTTGCGATGCCTGCGGCGATTTCTATGCCGTGCTTGCCGATGAAAGCTTTGGGGTTGTCGATCCCGGATTTGACCTCATCGATAGCACCTTGAGCCTGGTCGATGCCGCGTTCCACCTGGTGGACGGGCTCAGGGTTGACGACATCCCACAGCCCTTTAGCGACGCCCTTCCATGCCTCTTTCGCATGGTCGCCGCCGTTGATACCCAGCAGGTCATCCTTGGCGCGGCCAGCTTGATCCCACGACTCGGCGAATGCTCCACCGCCGGATTGCCGGACACGCTCGGGCGTGCCGGGTTCGGGTGTTGCGACCATCGGGCGGTCCTGCTGGGCGCCCTTGATTGCCTCGGACAGCTTGGCCTCCACCTGATCAGGCGGGTACTGCGAGGCCAACATGCTGCGGAACTTGTCTATGGCCGCTTTACCCTGCGGAGTGTTGGGGTCCAGCTTGGGCGCCGGCACTGTGCGCGCATCCGGTGGGGGCGGCGGCTTATCCAAGGGGCTCTTGGGGTCTGTGATGCCCATGACGCCGAGGTTTCCGGTCAGACCGCCCAGCTTGCTCGGATCTACCGGTGGCTTGTCGCCGGGGGAGGGCGGGCCAAGCACTGGTGCGTGTGGATCGACGGCGGTGGCAGCTGCGGCCTGGGTGCTGGCTGGGTCGGTGGTCTTGGGGTACTGCTGTTTGTAGTCGATCGTCTCGGCTACCGGCTCGCTGGGCTTGGCGTCGCGCAGGATCTTGCGCCCGTCCACGAGGCTGGCTTTTGGGTTGATGCGCGAGAGCATCGCTTCGCGGGCGGCGTCGGTCTGCGTCTTGAGTGTTTGGGTGGCCTTCTCCCACTTGGCCACGTGCTCCTTGATCTGCCGCTCGGTGTCCTTGACGTGCTCGCGGTTCTTCGCGGCGGTCTCTTCACTCATGCCCTCCGGCGGGGTGTAGCTCATGGTGAAGCTCTGGTCGATCGACACACCCTGATCGGTGGTCTGGAGCACCCTCTCCACCAAGTTTTGGCCGCTGGTCAGCGGCGGCAGCACCTCGTATTCGACGGTGGCGGCGGCCAGCTTGACGATGTCCTCGGTCGTGTCGTCGGCGTTATCGGTGCCCTTGCAGTCATCGGCGGCGCGCTCTTGGGAGGCGGTGGCGAAACGGCCCGACCAGTAGGTGCCGTTCGGGGTCGTGGCCCAGCGTTTGTAGTCGTCGTAGTTCGCTTTCAATGCCGCCGTGCGCGGACGCCAGCTGTCCACCACCGCCATATAGGCGTTGGGTTTGATCGCCATGAACTCATCGAGCGTCGTCACCGCGCGGCCCCGCTATGTGCGCAGCGGGGGCTGGTAGATGCTGGGCAGCCTGTAGTACCCGGCGTGCAGCTGCTCGGCGGTCACAAAAGCCTTGTGCGCCTCGTCGTACACGTCGCTGATCGTCGTCAGGCGCGCGGCGGCGATGCGCTCCACATCTGAGATCGCTTTCGAGAACCCTTCCAGCGCGGCCAACCCCGGATCGGCGCCCGGGGTTGCATGATCACTCGCGGGGATACGCCCTCGGATCTCCCCGGCGGTCGTGCTCAGGTGCGGACCTATCTTGCCCATCGCGTCGAGGTCGGCCTGAAGGATTTTGTCATCGCTCAAATGCCCACCCCCTCAGCTAAGAACCCAGCAAAGACCCGTTTCGCTGACACTACACACTTAGTGCACTGGATGCGCAAGAACCTGACGGGGGTCTGCGGGAGTCTGTCATTACGGCAAGCCCGAAGGAAAGTAGCATCGAACATGTGTTCGAGCGGTGGGCTAGTAACCCTCGATTCCCGACTCTGAAGCGGGTGTACCGCCGGGTGTACGTCAACATGCGCCGGGCGTTGCCAGAGAGCGTGGGTGGAGCTGCCTGGCACCGGAACATCACCGTCCGCGCTGAGGGGCTACGGATCGAGGAGTGGATGCGTGGGTATCAGATCGCATGGATGCGGACCCACGACTCACACTGGATCGGGGTGGTGCAGATCGACGTGTTGAGCGACAACGAAATGTCGAGTGTGACGATGACACTTTGGTTGGCGCCGAGCATGTTCCAGCTCGAACGGCCGGACGGTTTCTATGAGAGTCCATATCGGCGTCGGCACCGATGACCACGGCCTCGACCGTTGTTGAAACTTTCAACACGCCGTCAGGTTTCTGCAGGTCGCATCAAGTCTCAACAGGTCCGATTCGGCTCGGAAAATACCGCCTGACCTGCTAATACGACCGTAAGACAAGGGGTTCGAGTCCCCTTAGCTCCACCGTTTGACCTGCGGAAACGTTGGTCGAAATTAAGTTTCAACACTTTTTTCAACACAGATCCGTTTAGGATGCCCGTCTATGGCATCCATCCGGCCTCCTCGCACTCTCAAGAACGGCTCTCAGATTTGGGACGTGCACTACCGCATTGACGGCCGGCAGTCGTCGACTAGCTGGGAAACCGAGAGCGCTGCCGAGGCGTTCAAGGCTGCGGTCGGAGCGCATGGCGCGGCGCGCGCGTGTGAGCTGTACAGAATCGATCCCAATCCACGGGCTCGCACCCCATCGGCGGGAATGACTGTTGCCCAATGGGTCAGGCACCACATCGACCACCTCACGGGGCTCGACGACTACACCATCTACAAATACGAGGCTTTCCTCGAAAACGACATCGCGCCCATCCTCGGCGCTATCCCCCTCACTGCGCTTTCCGAGGAGGACATGTCGCTGTGGGTCAAGCACCTTGAGGAAACGCCAACGAAGCGCGGTGGGAAGATCAGCGCGAAAACGCTGCGGAACAAGTACGGATTTCTGTCCGGATGCCTCAACGCTGCTGTGCCAAAACACATCCCCAGCAACCCTGCCGCTGGCCGCAGGCTAACTAGGGCCGGGGGCGACGAAGACCTTGATCACGATATCCAGATGCTGACGCATGAGCAGTTCGACGTTCTGCAGGATTCGACCACCGAGTACTGGCGCGAATTCCAGGAGTTCCTAGTCGCTTCTGGATGCCGGTGGAGCGAGGCGACAGCGTTGCAGCCTGCCGAACACATCGATCGGCGGAAGGGCACGGTAAAGATTCGGCAAGCGTGGAAGTACTCCCCGAAGAAGGGCTACTACCTCGGGCCGCCCAAGACGAAACGGGCACGGCGAGAAATAGATGTCCCCGATCACATTCTGTCGCGCGTGGACTTCTCGAAGGACTGGATGTTTCTGAATCGCGCCGGTGGTCCGATTCGGTACCACGGTTTCAAGCGACGCGTGTGGGATGTGGCGGCAGAGCGCTCGGGATTGGACCCGAGACCCACGCCGCATGATCTGCGCCACACGTGCGCTTCATGGCTGCTGTTGGCGGGAGTTCCAATCACCGTGGTGTCCCGCCATCTGGGTCACCAGAACATCCAAATCACTGTCGACACATACGGAGACGTCGATCGGGCCAGTAGCAGGGCCGTCGCCGACTTCATGGGCAAGACTCTCGGCTGAGACCGGATCGTTATCTTCGTTTCAAGATTCCGGGTGTGTGACGGGGTGTAACGTTTCGTTCACTCCGGGGTGGTCAACTTTCAATTCTTTTACTTCACAAAGGTTTTCGCTGATGCCTGCTGCGTTCATTAGCTTTACCCTCATAACTGTTTGCTGGTCCCTGTGGATCAGGCGTGTGACATGGACTCGTCGAATGGAAGTCGCCGCTACCCTCAACATTGCGTTGCAGGGTGCGGCGATTTTTCTCATGTCCCCGTTGGCATCTCGCACTATCGGGGTGTGGCTGCATGAGTTAACGGGATGGTGGAATCTGGAAGATCTAATTGGTCATGACTGCGATGTCGTGGCGGCGTCGGCGATCGTCTATCACCTGATTATCCGGTTGGATCAGGAACAACTGATCCGTCGATTCAAGCTCCACATCGAGCTTCCGGCAACCCTGTGTATGCCAATCATGTTGGGGTTATTTATGTTTAGCAATGCAGTGGGCGTGTATCACGATGACTTCTTCCGTGCTGCGGCCGACTGGACGTTGGCCGCCTACTGGCTCATTCTCTGTGGCACCCTGATTTACCTTCTCGGATACAGCATCTATTCGCTGACTCCAATGTGGCGAGACCGGCCGGCCATCCGCACGCTATGCGCGTCCTACATGGTGGCTGTAGGCCTCGGTTTGACCGCATGTGTGTTCCGCATCGCGACGACCTTGCTTCCGCACGAAATGCAAGACACTGCAGCGGCTTCGCTGCCAGTGTGGTTCTTCGCGTGTTCGTGCGGGTTCGGGTTTGCCGCGGTATCGGCGTACTCGTGGATCGAGAAGAAACGGGTTATGGGGCCGGCGTATCAGGGCTGAATATATCGGGGTGGGCAGGCGCGCGCTTGGTCGTCTTGGCAGGCCGCGCCTTTGTCTTCGTGCGGCCCTGGGCTTTTGGGCTAGCGGTGCCCCCGGTGAATCCGGGAAAACCTGGTTGTGGCTCGGTGATGCCGAACTCTACGAGCAGATTGAAGTAGCCCTCATCGCCTAGCTGGTAGTGGGCTGCGATAAGTCGAAGTTCTTCGGCATTGGGGAAGTCGTCGCTGTTCTTGCGGCCGGGGGTGCGCTGGTCGCCACGGTATTGCCATGCGGTCAGGCCGGCGGCTTCGTGCATCTGGGTGACTGTGAGGTCACCTCCGATCACTTCGGCTTGCAAGAACGTTTTGAGGTCCCGTCCTCTGCGGTCACTTCTCGGCATACCGGAATGCTATCCCGGATTTCCGGAACCCGTCAAAGTTTCGTGACATGCGTAAACGGGCCTAATCGACACGACACGATGCCGGATTTCCGGAATGCAATGCCGGAATTCCGATACGCGATGCTAGTGTTCCTGACGTGAGCTACGGACTGGAATGGCAACCGCAAGGCGTGCTGAACACCTTGGCCGCCAACGATATTGAGACTCCCGCCGAATTGGCGAGGTTCCTCCAGGTGGGGTCGTCGACCGTCTATGACGCGTTCGATCACAACTGGGCAGGGCGTGCAACTCCAACCCTGATCGCCGCCATGTGCGAGAAGTTCGGCATACCGATGAGTCAGATCGTCGTCGAGCCGATGACGAAAGGTCGGCCGAAGCCGACTCGTGGTCGCCGAGTAGCGGTCAGCGCATGAGCGAGCGCATCGAGACCTACTCGCTGGCCGAGGTAGTGGCCGACGTGCTGCCAAAGGAATGGACCGACGGTGAGCGCTGGCTGCGGCGCCGGTTGAACCGCGGCGAGATTGAGGGATACAAGGTCGGCCGCGAGTGGCGATTCACGAAAGCCCAGCGTGATGCGTTGATCGCGCACTTCACGAACGCGAAGGCCGAGGTGCCCGAATCTGCCGACGAGCCTGAGCCCGCCGCGCCGTTGGCTCTCGGATTGTCTGCGCGATCCCGTCGGCGGCTGGTGGACGTATGACCGCGTGTCCGAAGACGCTCGAGGAGGCGTTGGCAGAGATTGACCGCGTTACCGCGCAACGGGATCGCCTGGCGCAGAGGCTGGACGAACGGCCGGATTCAAAGAAGCTCGCCGGTGAGCTGATTTCGATGATCGGGGTCTACTACAACGCTGCCAACAGCGGTGATCAGCGGGCGCTGATTCTGAATCTCGGTCAACTGCTACGGCAAGCTGGCGCGCTCATCGATGCATTGACGACCGAGCTCAAGCACTACGCCGACGCTGAGTGCGCGGCGCGAGATGAGCGCGACGCGCTGCAGGAGCGGGTCGCGGAGCTTTCCGGCGAAGTCGCGGATCTGCGGGTGCGTGAGTGCGCCAGGTCGGTGTCGCTGTGATCGCCGCGGATAGCGCTCTGGGAATCGTGTTCGGCTTGGCTGTCGAGTTCCTGCGTGGCGCAGCGTCTTCCACGGCAACGGTATGTCAGCGGCTGGCCGAGCAGCGCGGCGGCCCCGTGGAGGTGTCGCACGCCGACCTGGAGTCGCACGTCTACTCCAGCCTGGCTGGGCCGGGCGGATTGAGTTCCTCCGTCGCCGAGGCATTCGCGGAATGTGTCGCCGCTGACCTGCTGGATGAGTACCGCATCACCAAGAAGTAAGCCCCGCTGCTGGAACAGCGGGGCCAGGCAATAGATCACAACGGAGAGAGGAACCCAATGCCAACCACGGAGTCTACCCACGAGATCAAGGAACGCGGTGACGGCGCTCTAGTCGCGCACGTCGAACGGGTGCCCTGGCCGATTCAGGTAGGTGTCGCGTTGCCGCACCCTGCCGGTGATGGATGGCTGACGATCCTGTGGGACGAGAACGCCCGGAGCACGGAATTCACTGTGCACTCCGCGGGCTCGCGTCGTGACGAGACTGCGCGGGAAGCCGCCCGCCAGCTGCTCGACTTTCACGCCGCGATCGTCGCGCGTCTTGTCGAGGCGGTGGGGAAGTGAGCGCCGCGATAGTGAGGCGTGTGCTGCTCGGGATGCTCGCTGGCACGGTGCTGTCGATGGCGGCAGTCGAGTACGCCCAGCGCGCGCATGCCGCGCCTAACGACGGCTGCGAGACAGTCAGCTGGGGCCTGTTCGGCAGCCAACTGCGCACCATCTGCGACGGCCCGAAACGCCAGGACGGCAGCTGGATTCGGGAACGCCGGATCTGGACCTCCGCCGGATGGGTGCGCGGCAGCACCTACTGCGGCTACTACTCATGCACCCGCAGCGAGGGCTACTACCGCCAGGAAAGCACGCAGGGCTACGAGAAGTACCTGGTGTTCGACTACAACGTTGTTCCCGGTGAACCGGATTGGCTGCCTGCCGGAACGGTGGTGGTCCGGTGACGGCGCCGCTGCCGGTGCAGAACCGGGCGCACCTCCTCGACAAAGTGATGACGGAGCTGGGGATCGAGGGCGAGCGTCCGTCGGTGGTGCCGCCCGCAACACGTGGCCGTAGGTACCGAGGGCAGCATCGCGCCAACAAGTTCAGGGTCACCGTCGCAGATCTCGGAATCGGCGGTGCCCGATGAGCGGGGAACCGATCGGCGAGGTTGAACTCAGCAGCGGCGTCGTCTACGTCTGGGTCAACTTGGATTCGGGCAAGACGATCATGCGTATCGGCGACCGGAATGGCCGAAGTGATGCCGGGGCAATGAAGCCAGACGAGATCGCGAAAGTCGTTGAGCTGCTGGAGCGGGCTCGGCGGGTTGCACCTTCAATCCTGGCCGCCCACAAGGTGCGCCAGCGCGCGGTCATGGCTGCCGAAGCCACGTACGAGCGGATCGTGGCGAGGGCGATCGGTGGTGCACAGTGAGTCGCCGCCTGCCGGATGTGGATTACTCGCTTGAGGCGGACATCATGCACGTTGCACAGGTCGCTTTCGGCATGGTTAGCAAGATCCGCGAGGACGACCTGCAGACCTTGTTTGACCAGCTGCAGATGCTGGCTGAGCTGCATCCGTCGAAGTACGCGCAGATCACGATGGCGCTTGCGGCGTTCGTCAATCCCGAAGAGGGCACCGCGACGTTGTTGGAGCGGGCCGAGCGCATCGCAGATTCTCGTGCTATGCGCCGACTTTCGGTGTTGGCCTCATGACGCGCGCCACGGCGATCGTCGCCTGGGTGTCCGGGATTGTGGCGTGGATCGCGCTCGTCATGTTCTGGAAGGTGCTGTTCGCCTTCGCTGGACTGCTCTGCGCCGCAGCCCTATTGGTGTGGGGATTCCAAGTCCAGTCGGACTCGCAAGACGATCGGAGCGCCCGGTGATGGCCTACGAGTACGAAGCCGAAGAGTGGCGGGCCGCCACTCACACGATGACCGAAGCGGAGCGCGCTGCCAGCCGCGTCTCGTCGCGGCCTTCGGGAATGTGCGGCGACCGCGAGGACGCCCGAGACGAAATGAGGAACCTCCAGTGATCGAAAACGCCACTGCGGATGGCGCATACCCCGACGTCCCGGAAGAGCAGTACCACGCAGATAGGGCCAGCCTGTCCGTATCGGGTGCGAAGCTGCTGCTCCCGCCGTCGTGCCCGGCGAAGTTCCGCTGGGCCATGGACAACGAGCGGAAGCCGAAGAAGGAGTGGGACTTCGGGCACGTCGCACACCATCTAGTCCTCGGCAAAGGCACTGAGTTCGTCGTACTGGATCCCGCGGTCCACGGCCTCAAAGCAGACGGTTGCATCGCCGAGAAGCCCAGCGCGACGGCCAAGTGGAAAGCCGCGGCAGCCGAGGCGCGCAAGCAGGGTCGTACTCCGATCTCGCTTGACGATTTAACCAGGGCCCAGGCCATGGCCCTCAAGGTGCTCGCGCATCCGACGGCATGCCACATGTTCGCCGAGGGTCGTGCCGAAGTTGCGCTGTACCACACCGATCCCGAGACCGGAGTGCAGCTGCGTGGCCGGCTCGACTGGCTCGAACCGAACGGCGACATCGCCGACTACAAGACGTCGACCACCGCCAACCCCGCCGAGTTGATCCGCAAGTTCTGGACTCTGTCCTACTTCATGCAGGCCGCCTGGTACCGAGATCTGGCCGTTGCGTTGGAGATCGCCGAGAACCCGGGATTCCGGTTCGTGGTGCAGGAGAAAGAACCGCCGTTCGTGGTGACGGTCGTGGAGTACGACGACCAGGCCATCGCTGAGGGGCGGCGGTTGAACCGTCAGGCCGTCCGGCTCTACGCCGACTGCCTGGAACGCGGGCAGTGGCCCGGATACAGCGATGACGTCGTGCCGATCAGCCTGCCGGGATGGATTGCCCGCCAGGTTGAGGCCGCAGTGGATCAGCAAGAAGCAGAACACCTTATCGCCGAATTAGAAGGGATGTACCAGTGACCAGTACCGATGTCGCGAAGACGGAGCAGAAGCCGCCGACACTCGCGCAATTGATTGAGCGGCAGAAGCCCGAGATCGCCCGTGCGCTACCGCGTCACATGAACCCGGACCGGATGGCGCGTATCGCCGTCACGGTGCTGCGGCAGACACCTCGGCTGGCCCAATGCACCCCAGAGTCGTTCCTCGGCGCGCTGATGACGTGCTCGCAGCTCGGCCTGGAGCCCGGCCCGCTGGGGCACGCGTACCTCGTGCCGTACAAGCGGGAGGTCACCTTCATTCCGGGGTATCGCGGCCTTGTCGATCTGGCATATCGGTCCGGCCAGGTGGCCACGGTCAAGGCGCAGGTGGTGCACGAGGCCGACGAGTTCGATTTCGAAGAGGGCTTGGACGCGTACCTGAAGCACAAGCGCTCCCGCGCAGCCGATCCCGGACAGGTGATCTGGGTGTATGCCCTCGTGAAGCTGAAGGACGGGGCCAGCAACTTCGTGGTGATGACCGTCGCCGAGGTGGAGAAGATCCGCAAGCGCTCGATGGCCGCGAACAACGGTCCGTGGGTCACAGACTGGGAAGCGATGGCGAAAAAGACTGCGCTGAAACAGCTGTCGAAGTGGATGCCGCTGTCGCCGGAGTTCAACCAGGCGGTTAACCACGACGGCTCGGTGCGCACTGACGCCATCTCGGATCTGGTGGATGTGAAGCCCGAGTTCGTCGACGGCGAGGTGGTTGATGACGATGGCGGGCCCGCTGCAGTGTCTTCGGCGCCTGATTCCGCCGGCGAGTTACGGATGGCCACCGGTGAGCAGTTGTCTCGGCTGAAGAAGATCCGAAGCGACCAGGGTTTCGGCGGCGACGATTCCGGCTGGTTCGACTACGTGCTGTCGGCTACCCAGGCGCAGGTCAGCCGAGACCAGGACCTGACCGAGGAACAGGCGCAGTCGTTGATCGACCTGTTCAACGAGGACGTGAAGAAATGAGCGCGCCGCCATTGCCTCCGGAGCCGCTGATCAACCGGAAGCAGCTCGGGAAGCTGTGGGGCCTGCTCAAGGAGTCCGGCCGCGACCGCGAAAAAGCCCATGAGTTCCTGGCTTTCGAGACCGCGCGCCCCGACCTCACCTCGTCCAAGCAGCTCACCCGCCAGGAGGCCTCCATGGTCATCCAAGTCCTAGAGCACGAAACCCGCACTGCCGCCGGTAACGGCCGCTAAATCCCCATCCTCTGAAAGGAAACCCAACCAACCATGTCCGTCACTTTCAATCGCCTGCAGTTGATTAAGGTCGCCGAATCGGCGTTGGCTGCCCACGCCAAAGCAGGCACGGCTCACGAAGCTGAAATTGCCGCGTTCCGAGCCGAGCACGCCGAGAAGCAGGCCGCGCTGACCCGGGAGCGAGCACGTGCCCTCCGCGACGGTTTGACCAAGGCTCTCAAGGGTTCCGGGCCAGTCCGCTACGACGAGGTGTGCAAGGCGAACGGCGGCGATTACTCGCTGTCAGGCCGGTTCTATTCGGAGCCGAGCAACTACGACATCCGTAACAAAGTCACCTCCCCAGAGGAACTCCTAACTCCGGCTGAGGCCGTCGAGACGAAGGCGCTATTGCAGGTGCTGAGGGCGGCCACCGGTGATGTGGTGACCGCGAATGAGCTCAAACTGCTGGGCCTGAAGAACCTGGCTCCGGTGTTCATCGCTGCCGGACGGGAGGCACGCAAGTGAGCATCACGGTCCCTACCAACAAACTCATCGACGTGCTGACCGATGCGTTGGCGACCGCCAACAACACCTTCGGCGGGGTGCACATCGCCACCACCCGCGGGCCCTGGCGGGAAGAACCGGGCGACGTGGACCTGCTGGCCGCGACATCGACCACCAAGTCCGTCTTTGGGCACACGTGGATTCCTATCGACGGACGCATCGACCCGATGGTGTGGCCCTGCGAATCGGTCGTCAACGTGCTGGCGCTGTGCAAGTCATGGGCCAAAAGCAAGGGCGACCAACACACCGTCGACATCCACCTAGTCCTGGCCGATCCGCCGGAGAACAAGAAGGACGACGAGCACCCAGGTTGGACCGTCACGCTCTCGGAGTCGCCCGCACTGTTTGGCTCGGACAACGAGTTTCAGTTCCATGCGCATCACGAGTCGCGGTTCCCGACGAGCATCGTGCAGCGCCTGCGGACTGGCGAGTTCCTGACCAAGGAGGACTACGAAGAGGTTCCGCTCACGCTGTGGTCGGCCGGGGTGTTGGCCTCGCTGGTGGCGGTAGCGAAGCGCCGCAAGATGCAGATCCAGATGTTTCGGTCATCGAAGCGGCTGGTGCAGACCGTGCAGATCGGGGACACGTGGATCGGCCTTGCCACCCCGGGCTCGTATGTGGAGGGGTTCACGAGCGACGGGCCGAGCATCGAGCCGGTCCTGGGACAGGACGACGGCGGCGCGAGTGTGGCTGCCGATCTGCTGCGCCACGGTGCCGGGTTGTTCCTCGCGCACAGCGACACCGCGCCGGAGGACGACGACACTGAGCAGCTGGAGATCGGCGGTGACGATCTGATGCGCCAGGCGGTGGAACTGGTGGTCACCACCAACTTCGGATCCACATCCATGCTGCAACGCAAGCTCAAGATCGGATTCGCCAGAGCTGCCGCTCTCCTCGACGAAATGGCTGCGGCCGGGATCGTCGGGCCGGCCGAGGGCAGCAAGGCGCGTGAGGTGAAGATCGCGCCGGAGCAACTGGCGGACGCGCTGGCCGCGATCGCCCCGAAAGCCGGTGAGCAGTGACCACGCCGATGCTGCTGGATGCCTCGGACACAGTGTTCTTCGTCCCGGGCAAGCCAGCCCCACAGGGCAGCAAGAGACATGTCGGACGAGGGGTCCTCATCGAGTCGTCGAAAGAGGTTGGCCCCTGGCGTGAACGGGTTGCGCTGGTCGCGCATGGGGCGATGGCGGACCGCCCGATGTTCGACGGTCCGGTGTCGGTCACGCTGCAATTCGTCCTCCCTAGGCCGAAATCCGCGCCCAAGACCCGCACGCCCGCAGCAACCAAGCGACCCGACCTCGACAAGCTGGAACGCGCGATCCTCGACGCCCTCACAGATGTGTGTTTCGCCGACGACTCGCAGGTGGTCAGCCTGTGCGGCTACAAGCGGATCGCCGAGCTGGGGGAGGCCGCAGGCGTCGAGGTGCGTGTAGAGGTGATGACGCCGTGCCCGTGAACGTGCCCATGAAGTGGAGCGGCCACAGCGAGATCCTCGGCGCGCTGGTCGCGGTCGGGCTGCGTGGCACATACATGGTTCAGAGCGTCGGCCGCGAGTGGATCCTGCAGGGTGTCGGGCACGACGGCCTGCCCATGCTGGCTCTACCCGCGGAGGGGAAGTCGTTCGCCGCGTTGGACACCGCTCAGCTGTACGCCATCGAGCTCGACCGCACGCGCGCCGAAGCCCAGGCATCGGGAGTGTGACCGTGACGCAACTCGGAGACACCCTCAAGGCAATTGACCGCGGCGCGGTGCTGGGCATCCTAGGAGCGGCCGACACGGTGCTGGCGACCAAGCAGCTCGCCGAACGGCAGGCGCTGGCACTCAACAAGGTTCGGGAGCAGCACAGGCCGGCCCGGTATTCCAACCCTGACGCCCCGGCCTACGACTGCTGCCACGCCTGCAGTTGCTTGGCCGCGCCGCGGTACGTCGGGCACCCCTGCGAAACGATCCGTGCGATCGACGAGGCAGGTGCGTGATGCTGACAGCGAAAATGCACAGCCGATCGTTTGACGAGGGCTGGCAGCGGTCTTCTACTGGTCTGCTGTTGCCGCCTAGTGTCAGCAAACGACGCCATGATCGTCCGGTGGGTATCGATTTGTTCTGCGGCGCTGGGGGATTCAGCTGTGGATTCCACCAGGCCGGGTGGCATGTTGCGGCGGCGGTCGAGCACGATGTGTCGGCGTCACTGACCTACGTCATGAACCTCGCTCGGCCCGGCGTCAAGATTCACATCGACCCCGAGCACCCTGAGCTGGGTCCAAATGCGCCGCGAACCAAGAAGAAGAGCGGCGGAGCAGTGCCGTTCGATGCGCACATCGGAACTGGGTGGATCGCCAGCGAGCCCGCCGACGATCCCGGCTGCGAACACTTCTACGTGTACGACGTCAAGAACCTCACCGGCGAGCGGATCCTGGGCGACCTCGGAATGGATGTCGGCGAGGTCGACTGCATCTTCGGGGGCCCGCCTTGCCAAGGGTTCTCGATGGCGGGCAAGCGCGACGTGATGGATCCACGTAACTCACTGATCTTCGAATTTGCACGCCTCGTCTGCGAGATCCGACCCAAGACCTTCGTCATCGAGAACGTGCCCGGCATCGTCAACATGCGCACTCCCGAGGGAATGTTGGTGATTGACGCGCTGGCCGCCTACATGGCAGGCCGGGGGTACAGCGACTACGAAGCACTCCGGCGAGCACTGGGCGGCGCACCGAACGCGCGAGCTGGTGTGCGTAACGCGATGTTGCGCGGCAGAAAGGACCAAGGACCGGCCGAACCGCCGACCGACGACGGCCAAGACGCGCTGTTCGAGGTGGACGCATGACCGACAACCCGATCTGCGTCTGCGGCGATCACTTCTCGCAGCACGTCGGCGACATGAACCCCAAGTCGGTGCTGTCTGATTGTCCCGGATTCGAAGCCGACCCGAAAGCGAGCGACGAATGACCGTGCCCACAATCCGCGTGCTATCCCTCGGTGCCGGCGTCCAGTCGACAGTGCTGGCGCTCATGGTTTGCGATGGCACCTTGCCCGGTCTGGACGCCGCGGTGTTCGCCGATACCGGTTGGGAACCGCCCGCAGTCTACGAACAGGTGGATCGACTCGCCGCCGAGCTTGCCCGGGTGGGCATTCCGCTGCACCGGGTGTCGGCGGGGAACCTGCGGGCCGACACCCTCGACCCCGATCACCGGTTCGTATCGGTGCCGTGGTTTGTGCGAAACGCCGACGGCGGCGAAGGTATGGGCCGTCGCCAGTGCACCAGCGAATACAAGCTCAAGCCGATCAAGGTCAAGGTCCGTGAGCTGCTGGGCTACCCGCACCCAACACCGGTGCCGCGAGATGTGTACGCCGAGCAGTGGATCGGCTTCTCCACTGACGAGATCCACCGCGTACGGGACCGGCTGGATGTGAACTACTCCCGGCCGCGCTACCCACTGCTCGAACTGGACATGTCCCGCAAGGACTGCCAGCGCTGGCTAGAGCGCGCCGGGTGGGGCCACACCGCCAAGAGTGCGTGCATTGGCTGCCCATTCCACGGCAACGCCCAGTGGCGCGAACTGCGCGACAACCATCCCGAGCAGTGGGCCGACGCCGTCGACTTCGATCGGCGCATCCGCAAGGGCGGCGCTTCGGCGAGTCCACTCGACGGCGAGGCATTCCTGCACCGCTCACGAGTTCCGTTGGACCTGGCGCCAATCGACCGCGTGACGCGCGCCGAGTACGCCGACATGCAGCTCGACCTCTTCGAAGACGGAGACCCGGACGGCTGCTCGCCATACGGCTGCCGTAGCGGGGAGGTGGCGTAATGCCCATCCGCCCCGGGAACCGCGACCGCTACCCCAAAGACTGGCCCGAGATCTCGCGCCGCGTCCGTTTCGAGCGCGCCAAGGGCCGCTGCGAGTGCGAAGGCGAATGCCGCAGGGGCACACACCTCGACCGCTGCCCGAACGTCAACGGACAGCCCGCCTATGGCACCGGCAGCACCGTGGTGCTCACCGTCGCGCACATGAATCACACGCCCGAGGACTGCCGGGACCAGAACCTGCGCGCGATGTGCCAGGGCTGCCACTTGCACTACGACGCCGGGCACCACGCGCAGACGCGCCAGAGGACCCGCACCGCAGCCCTTGAGGCACAGATGGATTCGCTATTCGAGGGGGTGCAGTGATGGCCGCTGACACGCCGTGCAAGTGGTGCGACTGCCCACTCTCACGCTGCGACGCCGCGCGGCCAAACCGGAAGTGCTGCCCGGACTGCCGACATCCCAAGCGGATCCAGTTGCGGCGCCTGAAGGGCTGGCGCAAGCCCGAGGGCGCCGTCGTGGTGTCGCGGCCGGGCAAGTGGGGCAACCCCTACACGCTCGATCTGTACCGAGCGGACTACCCCGAAGCGGATGCGCACGAGCTGCGCTACATGGCGACGAGCGACTTTGAAGGACTCGTGACGGGTCGTTGGGACCGGTTCGACGATGTCGACGTGCCGAGCTATCCCCGCGCCGAAATCGCACGGCTGCGCGGCCACGATTTGGCGTGCTGGTGCCCGCCCGATCAGCCGTGTCATGCCGACGTGTTGCTTGAGCTGGCAAATGGCTGAGCTGCCCCGGGTGCTGTTCACGCATGCCGAATGCCGAGCACTGGGCCGCTGCACGTACTGCGGATGGCACCCACCCAAGCAAGGACACCACGCGAATTGCCCACGCCCGCAGAAACGGAAGGGGAGCCGCGCCGATGGGTGAGAACCCGGACACTGCGGAAAACAAGGCGGAGCAAGCTGCCATCGCCATCGGCGAGCACACGAGAGAGCTCTGGCTGGCGGCCCACGCAGAAGGAGTCCGAAGCGGGCTCGAAGGCGCAGCCACGATGGCGGACGAATGCGCCAAGAAGATCGCCGACGACTACTCGATGGACGCCGCGATCCGAATCGTCAGCGTCCGATGCCTCAACGAGATGCGCGACTACATCCGGCTGACCGCACTGCGATACCCCGACCTCGAGCTACCGAAAGGCGATGCCCGATGAGACAACGGAACTGGCAGGCGCGCGCTGTGTGCCGGGACGAAGACCCTGAGCTGTTCTTCCCGGACCCGTCCGACACCGTGACTGCGCGGGCAGCGCAGGCGGTGTGCGCCAAATGCCCTGTGAGGCCGCAGTGCCGGGCAGCCGCCAGCGCGAAGCGCGAGTCGTACGGAATCTGGGGAGGCGTCAACCGCGAGCTGTCCGAAGACAGGCCACGATCTGCCTCTTCACCCCCGACGAATGAAATCAACACACCGCCCACCCCCACGATCGCAGAGGCAGCACAGTGACGACCCGCGAGTACGCCAAAAACCTGTTCTCCCAATGGTCCGACGACGACTTCTGCAACCAGCCGATCTTCGACAAGCTGTTCTTCCAGGTCCTCAACGGGCAGCGTGCCGTCAACGCCGCCGGCATCCAGCCGATCAACTTCACCCGCTGGCGCAAGGCCATGCGCGACGGCGACCACCTACCCGCCGTCGACGACCTACAAGCCGCGCTGGTGCGCATGGAGCGCCGCGGCTTCGTGTTCACCGACGAGGACACGGGGGAGGTGCTGGTGCGCTCACACATCCGCCGCGACGGCCTGGAGAAGCAGCCCACGGTATTCCTGGCGGCGCTGCGTCTGCTGGCGGTCGTTGACTCGCCGAAGTTCGCGTCGGTACTCGGTGACGAGCTGGACCGCATGGATGTGCCGGATGTGAAGGGCGACAGCGCCTATTCCAAGGGGCTGCGCGAATCCCTGGGCCAGACCTACACGGTGGCCCGCGCGCACCTCAAGACCCTGGCCGACGGATACCCGCAGCCCTTCCCCGAACCGTTCGACGGACTCACCGAAGGACCCTCCCAGGGACCCACCCCTAGACCCTCTTCGGGACCCACCCCGGGAGGGTCTACGGGACCCACCCCGCGACCTGGGGAAACAGGACCCACCCCGGGACCCTCCCCGAGACCCACCCAGCGACCCTCGGTTTCAGGTTCAGTTTCAGGTTCTCTCACCTTGGTAACTACTCAGGGGGGTACGCACACGCGCGAGGCGCCGAACGACAGCTCCCAGCCCACCCCAGCACGAGACGAAACCCCAGTCATCTCGCCCCAATGCTCAACCTGCGGCGCCGCGCTCTGGACGGGAGCCGACTACAAGCCACACCCATCCGGCCAGTGCCCCGACTGCCGAGCCGGACGCACCACGCCACCCGCATCCGGAGAACCACCCACCCGCTGCAAGGCCCACCGGCACGACCCCGACGCCGTCGAGGACGACTGCGGCCCCTGCGCCAACTTCCGCAAGGCACACGAACGCTGGACCGAAGGCCAAACCCAAGCCGCAGCGCAAGCCCGATCCGACGCCGCCCACCAAGCAGCCCAACTCCGCGCCCAACAGACCGCCGCCTGCGACCTCTGCGACGACGACGGCTACCGCCCCGGAACCAGCACCGTCTGCAACCACAACCCTGCCCAAGCCGACACCAACGCCCGCGGACGCCAACTCGTCCAAGCAGCCCTCCGACGCACCGAGGCCGAGCCCGATGCGTGACCCCTACGACCCCTGGGCCGACGAACGAGCCGCAGCCACACCCGACCTTGCCGACATCGCCCATGCCGAATCCATCCGCAGCTGCACCTACTGCGACCACGAAGGCATCCGCCCCAACGGCCTCACGTGCCGGCACATCGACCACGCTGCAGCCGCCCAACGAGGACTCGCCGCCATCCGCGCTCAAATGGGCTGGAACGCCCCGACAGGCACAACCACGCCAGAACTACCCCAAAAGTCCCGCCACGGGGCCATCAGCAGCCAAAAAACACGTATGTAACTCACCCACACCGCCCCCGAAACGCACACACCGAACACCCGCAACCCCCACCCAGCCAGCACCCCACCAACCGAAGATCACACAACATGCCCCCAGACCGCCCCCGCGCCGACAGCAGAAAACGCGCCGCAGACGCCTACCGCCTCCGCTGCATGGGCCGCACCTGGGACGAGATCGCCAAGGCCACCGGATTCAAATCCCACGCATCAGCCTTCAACGCCGTCAAGAAACACATCCAACGAATGCCCGCCGAAGACCAGGAACTCGCCCGCGCCTACAGCGCCGGCAACTACCGACAGGTCATCGCCCAGCTCTACGAGGTCGTGGCCCGGGCCCGGACGGCGAACCGGCACACCACGGCCGTCCAGGCGCTACAGGCCATCGCGGATGTCCAGGACAAGCACGACAAGCTGACTGGCCTGCACATCGCGGTCCCGACGAAATTGGAGGTCAACGTGACGTCTGCAGTTGCGGTGCTGGAGCGCGCCGAGGCTGACCTGCTGGCCATAGTTGCAGAGAACCCGCGGGCCCTCGCGGCGAAGGCCGCTCAGCCCGTCATCGACGCCGAGGTGGTAGAGCCGTGACCGCCCCGACCGAGCCCGCGCAGGACGCGATCAAGGCCGCGATGTCGGTCGCCAAGGATGTCGCCGAGGGACGCTTAGACCCGGCCGCGCTGAACGCCGCGGTGGCCGCCGAGTGCCGCGAGCTGTTCGCGTTCGTCGCCGGCCCGGACGATCCGCTGTGGGACATCCACGTCGAGGTTGCCCGCCAGGTGCTCGCCCTCGATGGCATCCCGGTCGACGAGCTGGCCGAGTGGCTGACCGTGACCCGCCGCGCCCAGGGCATAGAGGCCAAGTCCGAGCCGGGGTGGATGGCGCGCGTGCTGGAGCAGCTGGCCGACGACGAGGACGACGACGAAGCCGAGCCCGTCTAACTGGGGTATACCCGTGCCGGACTGCTCGACAGTTTCGCAATATTACTGCTGAGCAGCTCAAATAGCGTCTAACAAGAGTGGTTGACGAATTGTTAGACAAGAATCTAATGTGGTCTAGAACCTAATTAGAAACGGAGAGTTCATGACCACCGATACCAACGCGCCAGTTCGCCCCCTCATCGCTGACGTTTCCAACGCGCTCGGAGGCGACTATCAGGTGACCGCCGTCCAGGGTTGGATCGAGGTGCGAGTGCGGCCCGAGCGCGCGCTGAGCGACAAGATCGACTTCGCCCGCATCGTCATCGAGGACTGCCAGTACCGCCTCATTCACTTGACCCACAACGAGGTCTGCAAGGGCGAAGCGATGTTCGTCGGCTCGATGCGCAGGTATCTCCCCGCCGTGGTCCGCGAGTTCTGCGAAGTGGAGCTCTGACCATGACCACAACGGGCTACCTGACCAGCTTCGCGGCGGCATACCAGGTCGAAGGCGTCACCCAACCGGAGGCCACCGCGATCGCGTCGCGCGTCCAACAAGCCCTCACGAACGCGCTCGACGAGATCGCGACAACGATCGCGTTCGACGAGGCAGGGCACGACCGCAAGGTCCTGGCTGTCCGAGTCGTTGCCCGGTGTCACAAGCCCGAGGAGTACGACATCCGATGAGCGCCAGCGAGGAACTCCGGGCCAAGATCGAAGCCCACACCACCCCGCAACTGCTGTCTTACATGGCGCATCTGGAAACCATGACCAGTACGCCAGAGACCCGCCTCGTCGGCGCGATGATCGCCGACGCCGTCACCGAGCGCGAGGGTATCGACGACGCCCTGGACAAGGTCTTCGCGGACGAGACGTTCAACGGCAGCTACCTCGACGCGATCCGCCTTGCGCTGGGCGCCCGGCGCGTGAAGCACCGGGACACCGGAGCCGAGGGCATGTTGCTCAACGAGCGTGGCCGGCCCATCGCGATCGTCCACTGGGATGGCCAACCTCTACCGACGTGGGCCGACTGGTCCGACATCACAGATCGGAAGGGATGATGACCCGATGAGCGACACGAAAGCGGGGCAGCGGGTCGGCTACGTGCGAGTCTCCAGCTCGGACCAGAACATCGCGAGGCAGCTTGACGGTCTGGAAGTGATCCTCGACCGCGGTCAAATCCAGGTCACCTTGGCGCAGATTCCCGAGACGCAGTTGGACGGCGTTGCGCTGGACCGGGTCTTCATCGACCAGGTCAGCGGCAAGGACACGAACCGTCCGCAGCTTGAGGCGGCGTTGGCCTACGTCCGTGACGGTGACACACTGGTGGTTCACAGCATGGACAGGCTCGCGCGCAACCTTGAGGATCTGCGACGGATGGTGCGGGAGCTGACTGGGCGCGGTGTCAAGGTCGAGTTCGTTAAGGAAGGCCTGACGTTTACCGGCGACGATTCGCCGATGTCCACATTGCTGCTGTCGATGTTGGGTGCGGTGGCGGAGTTCGAGCGGTCGATGATCCGGGAGCGGCAGCGTGAGGGCATCGAGATTGCGAAGGGCAAGGGCGTCTACAAGGGCCGCAAGCCAGCGTTGACCGATGAGCAGACCGCGGTGGTGTTGGCGCGGCTGGCTGGCGGCGAGCACCCACAGGATCTCGCGCGGGAGTTCGGGGTGTCCCGTGCGACGGTCTACAACGTGCGCGCCCGGGCCGTAGAGGGTTTCTGAGGTCGGGTTCGTTGGCGTGGAGCGTTCGGCCGGCCCGGCGCGCCCGAGGTGTTTCAGATGCCGGGTTCTAAGAAAACGATGGATTACTGTTTACCAGGGTCCACCCATAGCTCACAGGTTGTCCACAAGCTTGGAAGCTGGTTAGCAGCTATTTCGGCGTTTATCCACAGTCGTTGCCCTGGGGTCGTCCACAGGGGCGAGTTCTAAGAATCTGCCTGTCGCGCGTAATTGGTGTTGCTGCCACGTGATTTGGGCTACTTACACCGATAAGATTCTGCAGGTCGGATAGGTGCCCCAGGCCAGATGCCTGGTGGTGGCGTCACGGCCTGGGACCCCAATTCCCTGTTGGCGACAGGTTTTGAAGGTATCAGGTACGCCGTATCACCGCCAAAAAATGGCGGGATGGCGTGAGCGTGCCGTCACCCCTTTCCGACCTTGCGTGGGCAAGTGACCTGTGCAAAGGAAGGAATAGCAATGCTGGATATCAAGATCGGTCGCGCCGCGGCCGCGGGCGTGTTGGCTGTCGGCGCGTTCGCGTTGTCGGCATGCGGTACGGACGATTCGGGTAGCACGGACTACAACCAGATGAATACCTCGGTGCAAGTCAAGGGCCATGGCCCGGGCTGGGGGAGCGATGAGTTCGAGGGCACTGTGAGTGTGGATGCGGGCCCGACGTGCGCGACGGCCGATGATGGTCGTGTCGTGGTGTTCCACGTAAGTGCGGGTGCGTCGAAGGGCGCGATTCCGACGGCCAATTGGAGGCTGCAGACCGGCAACGTCCAGCCGGTGAAGAACGGCAAGTTTGATCTGGGTTCGTTCGGTGGGCCGCTGCTTGGCTCTCCGGTGGACAACGATCATGCGTGGGGCGACATCGTTTTCGCTGTCCCGCCGAGGACCGTTCCTACCGCGTTGGAGTTGTTCGGAGACTCGGATTCGTTCAGCAGTAGTGGTCCGGGCAAGTTGTTGGCGAGGTGGGCGACGCCATACGCGGAGAAGACGACGGCGATGTGCACCGGGGAGCTGTTGTCGGTGTCGACTGCTCCTACGACGACTCCGGCGTATCCGAGATAGTTGATCGGTGGCCCCCTTTCGGGACGGTGGTTGGGGAAGACAGCTGTTTCGGAAGGGGCCTACCCCCGGTATCTGTTTGTGAGCACGAGTTTTCGCGTCTTGATCCTGTTTCCCGGGTAAAGCGGCTAGCGTTACGCCGCCCCAGCACCGTGCTGGGGCGGAGAGGGGTATCCGCGATGGCGGAGTTGAGCGATGCGGAGCTGCGTGTGGTGGCGTTGACTGAGGCGACCAAATTCGCCGGGTTCCGGGCTGCGCACAGCCGTGTGGTTCCGGGTTCTAATCAGGTCCTTGGCGCTGCGGATGTATTTCTGAAGTTCCTGAAGGGCGAGCAGGTTGAGGGGGAGGGCGACGGTGAGTGATGACTTAGCGGATCAGGTGACGACGGCAGAGCTGGAGGCGCGGCTGGTGCTGCTGAAGCAGATCAAGGAATCGGCGGAGAGCACACTGGTGACGTCGTATCTGAAGGATCTTGCGGCAGCGTATGCGTTGACAGTCGGTGCCAAGTTTGGGGAACTGCCTGGTGGCGGGATTGATGTGAAGGTCTCGAAGTAGACGATTGAGCGAATGAGGGCCGACCCCAAGGTTTATGGGTCGGCCCTCATTTTTCAGTTCAGCTGACGGGGTGGTGTTCGAAGTATTCGACGATTGCCTGGCGTACGAGTTCGGATTCTGAGCTGTTGGCGCCGCGGTTGACGCGTCGTTTCATTTCTGAGCGGATGCGGTCAGGCAGTCGGACGGGGAGGGCAGGGGTCTTGCCTGTCGTGAGATTTTTGAGGGCCTTGATGGGTCGGCCCATGGGGAGGACCGCAGGGTTGACTTCGATTTCGAGGATTTCCTCGCCGGTGGGCAGGTGGGTTTCGTAGCTGTCTGCGAGTGCTTCGTAGTCGGCGGGAGTGGCCCGACGCTTGCTGGTCATTGGTGTCTCCATGTGGTGTGTGCTTGGCGTTGGCGTGGGGAGTGTTGGTGGAGGCTGTTGATCTGCTGTCTATCGGCGGCGTTGTGGCCCGTATTCCGGGGTGAATAGAAGAGTCAGGTCGAGGCTTTCGACGAGTTTCTGGCGGAGCATCATGGCATGGAACGCGATGGCGTTGGTTGGGTCGATGAGGTCGGCTATCACCTCCAGGTGGGGTTCGTTGCTGTCGGGTCGTCCGATGTGGAGTACGGGCGCGCTGTCGAAATCGATGGTGCGGGATGCGAGTGTGACTCGCAGGTCGGGGTATGCGATGACGGTGCGGATCTCGGCCTCGGTGATGCCGTGTTTGAGGGCGCTGGGAAGGATCTCGATCCGCATGCAGAAAGTGTATTACACATCTGACGTGAAGTGCAATACACTTTTTCGGCGGACCTTCGGCGCGATCTGGCGAATAAGATCCCATATGCGATCGAGGTGCGGTGCCGCATGGCCTATGTTGCTCCAGGATTTCGGCACCGAGCGAGGGTCTGCGTGTTGTCTCTACCAGGGGCGATGTGCATCACCGCTAATATGGCAAACTCAATAGCTGGGGTTTTATCGACATGGCAACCATATGTGTGCAATGATCTGCCCCAGGGGCGCGCTCAGCGTCAGCTGAAAGGGGCGGTTGCATTCATGGTCATGAAGGATCGTTGGACGATGCCTGTGGGTTTGCGGCGGGCGTCGGCGGTTGTGGCGATTGTTGCCGTGGCTGTCGGTGGAGCGAAGGTTGTTGATGACAACACCGCCTCCGGGAGCGGATTCTCGGCGGTAGCGACCGTAGCCGCTGATCCAACGGGGCCGGGCGGACCTACCGGCGGGCCAGGCATGGACGGGGGGCAGCAGTTCCAGCCTCCGCAAATGCCCAGCTCAATGCCTGATTATCAGGGTGGCAACAATCAGCCGCCGATGGATCAGAACTCCGGGATATCAATCTATAACACGGGATCGCCTGGTGCACAACAGGTTCCAGGCCAGCAGAGCGGGCAGCAACCCCAACAGGCGCAACAGCCCGCTCACGGCACGCAGATCCCTGACTATCAGAGCAATCCCGGATACACCCAGGGCCCCGGACAGCCGAACCCTAACTATCAAGCGCCGCAACAGCAGTCGCCGCAGCAGGGTCAACAACCTCAGCAGGGGCAACAGCCGCAACAGCAGCAGCCGAGCCAAGCCCCCACGCAGACTCAACAGCCCGAGCAGCCGCAGAACAAGCAAGACGACACCACTCAGCAATTGAATGACCGTCAGCAGCAGTGCCAGGCCGTTGCTCAGTCCTTCGGGAATCCTGCTGACGAAGTGCTGAACGAGGTAGTAAGTGAGATTCCCGATGTTCTTAGCAGCATGCTCCCCAGCGGGGGGCCACGTCGGCAGGGTGAACCGTCACGGTCGTGGAGCAAAGAGCCTTTCCCTGTACCTGTCCCAAGCGGCGGCTGCAACGGGCAATGCCCGCCTCCTGAGGTAAAAGCCCAGTGGGGCGTTATCCGCACGGACTATACGGGCGGTTTCAAGTCGCAAATAAACTCTCTTAACGATATGAAAAGAATCTCACGAGATCTGGAAGACGCCGGTTCTGATTTTGCGAAAGTATGTCAGTGGATGGCTCCGACAGCCTTAATCGAAAAAGTACCCTTCGCGGGCAAGGCGCTAATTGTAGGCACCTCGGCGATATGTTTTCAATACAACAGTATGGTAACCGACATGAAAACCGCTATTTCCAGGGCTGCAGAGGACGGTTTCTGCGGAACGATGGACTTTCAATATAATCTCTGGTGGAAATTCACCCGAGCCCGGTGCCTATTCTAGGATTGTCGAGAGATTCTATAATGGATAAAAACTCCATAAACAGGTTTTTGCGTATATCTAAGATGCTATTAATTGCCGTCGGGGCAGTAGGGCTGGCGGTGTCGCTGTTTACTGACCTGCGCGTTTCGGGGATCGCGTTGATTCTCACCACTGGCGTCTTCCTTTGGTTGTTAATTGACACCGTTGTTAATACCGAAAACAGGAAGCAGCGATATATAAAGCTAGCCGTGCTGGCCATAGTGGTGATCGTCGTATTTGTGATTTCCTTCCTATCCATCCGAGGGATTTTTTCCGGCGGACAGACCAGCTCGGTTGAGCCACGAGAAACCGAAAAGACATCGTTCTCGTCAATTTCTGGGCAATTCCCCTCTGATACCAAGACAATCAACCCTGATTTCCCGGCTGGCACGTGCGTTAATCTTCACGGGTCCCGGACCAACACTCAAATCGATAAAGCTGGATGCGGTTCACCTGAAAACAACTTCATAGTTGTGCAGCAGGTTGAAAAACCAACCGAATGTGTTGGTGACGTAGACCAGAAGTACTACACCAACACAGCAGCGCGCGGCGAGTGGACTGTGTGTATGGACTACTACTGGGTCCAAGGCAGTTGTCTCAGCATGAACGGCTTCGAGATCAAGCGCGTTAAATGCGGCGACAGCTCAAAGCCTGCGCGCGAGAAGCCGGTACGACTCGCCCAAAACAGCACCAGCATTGCCGATTGCCCTTCTGGTGGATTCGACCACCCGGTGCGTCGGTTCACGATCTGCACGGAGACCCAGCAGTAGCCTGTCTTTTGTGGCTGATGGTGTAGGTCAGCGGCGCTGGACCGCTGATGAGTTGGCGGTGGCGTTGGATCGGTCGCTGTCGTGCGGCCAAGCGGGTGAGAGGTTGGGCCGCACCCGGGTGCAGGTGGAGAAGGCCCGGAAACGGTATCGGGGACGCGATATTGAGCAGCTTCTCGCCCAGAAACGTGGCGGCGCCGTCGAACTGGCGCAGATAGCCCAGACCGATATCGCCTTCTACGGGTCATGGACGCCAGAGGAGATAGCGGTTGCGTTGGATCGGTCGCTTCCTCGCGCTGAAGCGGCCCGCCGGTTGGGGCGTTCAGTTCGGGGAATCAAACGTATTCGATATCTGCAACGCCAGAAGGCGTTTGGGCTGGCACCAGCCGTTCGGGAGTCTCGCGATGAGCCGATACGGCAGCGCTTGTGGAGTGAGGATGAGATCGCCATCCTGACCGATGAGTCCCGCACACCCGCTGAGATTGCCGCTGAGTTGGGGCGTTCGGTTAATTCAGTGAGTGTGGCCCGCGCGCGGTGGCTGGGTCGCCTGCAGGGCAAGGTCCCTGAACATCTGCACGGTACCTACACCGCCGTCAGCCGATACGGATGCCTATGCCCGCGATGTCGAGACGCGGCCGAGGCAGAACGGGCCCGGCGCCAAGAGGCCACTTGGCCCACGGCGGACAACCACAAGCAGCCCTGGACCGATCACGATGTCGAGCTCGCGCTCGATCGGAGCCTGACAGTCATCGAAGCCGCCCAGCGCCTGGGGCGTACCCACAGCTCGGTACGCGCACTACGACACAAATATCGCGACGCCTGACAATTCGCCGCCGCGCGGCCCCGCGGAAATCGTTGCGAGGAGGTTTCATCGTCTGCTGCCAGACTGCGGCGCGTGCCCGAATACACCCAGTTGGCTGTCGATGACCTGCACACCTTCGAAGGCAATCCGCGCCGCGGTGATGTCAGCGCGATCGCTGTTTCGCTGACCAAACACGGCCAGTACCGGCCAATCGTGGTCAATCGAGGCAGCCAGACCGGCCGCCGCAACGAGGTGCTGGCCGGCAACCACACGCTGATGGCTGCCCGGTCGCTCGGCTGGGACACGATCGATGTCGGAATCGTCGATATCGACGACGACACCGCACGCTCGATCGTGGCGGCCGACAACCGACTGGCCGACCTCGGCGAGTACGACACCTCCGACCTCTACCTGCTCCTGTCTTCGATCGAAGACCTGGGCGGAACCGGATACGCGCTCGATGATCTGTTGGCGATGGAGCGCGATCTGTTCCCGCCCGAGCCCTTGACCGACCCAGACGACGTTCCACCCGCCCCTGAATCGCCGGTGTCGCGGCCGGGGCAGCTGTGGGCGCTGGGTGATCATCGACTGCTCGTCGGATCGGCCACCGACCTCGACGGTATGCGAGCACTGTGTGGTGACGTGCAGCCGGATTGCGTCTGGACGGACCCGCCCTACGGCGTGGACTACGTGGGGAAGACGAAGGCAGCGCTGCGGATCCAAAACGACGTCACCGGTGGGCTTTTCGAGCTACTCAAGGCGGCATTCGATGTGGTTGCCGCGGTGGCCCGGCCGGGCGCACCGGTGTACGTGGCGCACGCGGACACGGAGCGCACAACGTTCGAGTCAGCGATGGATGCCGCCGGGCTCCAGGTGCGGCAGAACTTGGTGTGGGTGAAGAACATGATGGCCCTTGGCCGTTCGGACTACCAATATCGGCACGAGCCCATCCTGTACGGCTTCACCCCGGGTGGCGAGGGCCGGCTGGGCCGCGGCGGCGAGCGCTGGTTCGGCGACAACAAGTCCACCACGGTCTTCGAGGTGGACAAGCCTGCCCGCAACGCGGAGCACCCGACGATGAAGCCCGTCGCGCTGATCGACGCGATGCTGGCCAACAGCCTGCGTCCGGGCGGCGTGGTGCTGGATCCGTTCTCCGGATCGGGGTCCACGCTGATCGCCGCGCATAGCCGTCAGTCCCGTTGCTTCGGAGTGGAATTAGACCCGCGATATGCCGATGTGATCTTGCGACGCTTCGAGGAACACACGGGCGTCGTGCCGGAGCTCGATGGCGAGCCGGTGTCGTTCGCGATCGCTGCCTGACGTCATGTCCGCGGTGTTGAGCCTTGCGGCTGCCCGGTACGTGCGGGCTGCGCGCTCCCGTGCTCGGTCGACCAGCCCGGCCGAGCTGGCGCGGCGGCTTGACGCGAAGTTCCGTGTGACACCGACGATCCGGCTGCTTTCTGATCTCGCGGTGCGCTCGGTCAGGGAGCCGGATCAGCGTGACGCGGTCAGCACACCGCCCCGTACAGGCAAGTCACGACTGCTGGCCATTTGGACATCGGTATGGGCCCTGGGAGAGAACCCCGATCTCGAGATCGTTATTGTTTCCTACTCCGACGAGCTCGCGCAGACCCATTCGCGCGAGGTACGCAAGATCATCAACGAGCACTCCGAATTCCTGGGATACCGGCTGGCACGGGACAAGACCGCGGTGGGCCAGTGGCGCGTCGACGGCCACGAAGGAGGCCTGCTGGCCACGGGCATCAACTCCGGTGTCACCGGATTCGGCGCCGACATGATGATCATCGACGACCCCGTCAAGGACGCCGCGGAGGCCGATTCGAAGGCGCACCGCAAGCGGGTGCTGAACGAGTTCCAGTCGACCCTCTCGACACGTGTGCATCCAGGCGGTTCGATCCTGCTAGTGATGACGCGCTGGCACGAGGAAGACTTGGCCGGCGCGCTGTTGAAGCAGGAACCGGATCGGTGGCGGCGCACCAACATTCCGGCTGTGTCGGATCCGAAGATCCCCGACGCGTTGCGTCGGGCCCCAGGCGTTGCGATGGTGTCTGCGCTGGGTTTCACGGCGGAGCATTTCGCGGCGACCCGACGCACCGTGGGCGAGCGGGTTTGGTTCGCGCTCTATTGCGGTGAGCCCACGACGCCGGCAGGCGGGTTGGTCAAGCAGAAGTGGATGGACGATTGGCGGCTGCCGCTGGCACCGTCGCGGCCGGTGTTCACCGTTGTCGCGGTGGACCCATCAGATAGCGGATCGGGTGACTCGTGCGGCCTGGTCGCGACGTCGCTCACCGCGCATAGTGTGGTGGCATTGATCGCGGACAAGTCGGCGCCGATGACCTCGGATCAGTGGGCGCGCGAATCAGTGCAGCTGGCCATCGATGTGGGCGCCAGCGAGATCGCGGTGGAGGGGTTCGCAGCACGCGAGACGTACACGCGGGTGGTCAAGGAAGCGATCACCCGCGCTGAGGAAAACGGCACACTGAACCGTTCGATCACGGTGTCGGCGTGGCCGCCGAAGGGCCGCCCACGCGTGGGCGATGCGGTCGCGCGCTCAGCCGCGCTGCTGCAGGCGTTGGAGGTCGGGACCTGTCGGTTGGCGGGTCATTTCCCGGATTTCGAGGCCAAGTCGACGGCCTGGCAGGCGGGTCAGCATCAGCCGGACAACCTGGCGGCGTTAGTGATCGGCCACGACGTGTGCATTCATTCGGCCGGGCTGGAGTGGGATATCGCCACACCGTTGAGCGGTGCGCTTGGGCCGGCGGCACAGGTTGCAGCGTCGGTGTACGCGTCGACGCATGGTCTGCAGCGTGGCTCTGTGACTGACATGGCGGATTGGATGTCCCGCAAGATCGGGTGAACCGCTGGGCCGACCGGGTTGGTCGTGGGATGCTCCATGGGTGGATGTGGACAACACGGAGCAGGCGGCGGTACAGGACCTCGTCGAGGGGGATGTCGTATTGCATCCTGAGCGCCAGATGTGGATGCGAATCGTCCGTATCCTCGACGGACCGGAGACTGTACACCGGTACGAGCAGGGCAAGGAACCCACCGAGACACGTAGATCGCACCGGCAGCTCAAGCTGGACCCGATCCACCGCCTGAAGGTCGAGACGCCAACGCCGTTCTACCTCGATTACCGAGATGCGGGCGTTTTGGAACTGATAACCCGTTGGAAGGGCGGCGATCTGCCGCCGCAGCAGTACTGACCCGTCACCGTGCGGGCGTATTTTCCTCGCCATGGCCTCGGAAACCATTGATGATCGCTTGTTGGCCCTGCCGGATACGGCGCTGGCGTTCGCGCTCGGCGTTCGGGTTGGCAGTCCGCAATCCGTTGCGAACGTCGGGCAGGTGTCCACGCTGATCGCAGAGCTGCAGCGGCGCGGTGTGTACGACGACATGCTGGGAGTGTTGGATCCTGAGCTGGCTACGCGTATCGAGTTGTTGGACAGCGCGGACCGCGGCCAACGATGGGCCCGGACGGGGAGGCGATGATGGATTTCGCGCGAGGCGGGTTGATCACTGGGCCTGATCCGTCACCGATTTTCACGGAGACTATGCGGTGCTCTGCGAACTGGGGAGGGTATGTGATTCCGACCGGTGCGTTTTCAGAAGTCGGGGTGCGGCTGATGGCCCGACTCAATGAAACGGTGACTCAGATCACTGGCAACGTAACGGTTTAGGGTTTCCGCGCGTTCCGGCTGGGCAGCCGGGGACATGTGGGCTTACCGTGGCGCTCGTGTGGTCGGTGAACTCGATTCCGGTGGGCGCGATTTGACTGCGCCGCAGCGGTGGGAGCCCGACGACCAGATGGTGGCCGCGGCTCTGTCGTCGCCGAAGTCGTTTCGCAAGATGACCGATCTGTCAGTCGCGGACCGTGCTTGGCTTGTCGCTGGACTCACCGTCGCGGGCGTCACGGCGCAGGACATCGCGGACCGAACGGGCTGCTCGCTGCGTCTCGTTCGCGCGATCCGGGCAGAGGAAATCACCCAGATGGCGGTGCTGCTACACACCGAAACCCGGGCTCTCGGTGACGAACTACGCGCCGAGCACATCGAGCATGTCGCCACCCAGCACCAGTTGGCGGATACACGGGCCGACAATGACCGCCTGCGGATGCAGCTCGACCAGCTCGTCGACGCCCACATGTCCGGAACGCTCTCGGTGTTCCCGCGGTGCGGTCATCCGAAAGTGAAGTACAACGTGTACGAACATCGCGGACGGAGTTTCTGCCGAGAATGCGGCCGTTTGCGCAAGCAAGAGCAACGCAAATCTAGGCCCCTATCTGCAGTGTCCTAAATCTGTAGGACAGTTTCAGCGGGATTGGTTTCACCCCTTCGTCTTAGCGTCCACCACCATGAACATCGGCCTCGGACTGACCATCCTGATTCTCGTCGTCTACGTGCTCGCTGTGATGCGCCTCGTACGGCTCGTCAACTACGACACCATCCTGGATCCGTTGCGGCTGTGGATTGCTCACCGTTCCAACACCGCACTGATCGCGGCCGATGAGGCACACGCATCGAGTAAGCCCATCACCGCCCAGGCGCATTCGCGCCGCGTGGCCCGTTGGAACCTGTTGGCCGATTTCCTCGGATGCCCCTGGTGCGTGGGGTTTTGGCTGTCACTGGCTGCTGCGGTCGTGCCCGTACACGTCATCGGCTGGCCATGGTGGTCCCTGTTGGGTGTGGCGTTCGCGTGCTCGTACCTCGTCGGGCTCCTCGCGCCGCTGACGGCTGACCCCGTCGAGATCCTCAGCGACGATGACGACGATCACCGCGACCGGTAACACCCTGCACAGTTACCGTCACCGACGTGGCCGCCCAAGACCTGCGTGTTGTTCGACGCCGTAGAGGCGGCGCACTGACTGCGTCCATGCAGCGCGCACTCACTGCGGCCAGTACGCCCGTGACTGATCCGGCGCAGATCTTCAAGGTGGGATCGCTAGGCCGACGCAAGAATTGGCAGGCCGAAGCGTGGGAGCTGTACCGCTCGGTAGGGGAGCTGCGTTACTACGTGGGCTGGCGGGCCAATTCGTGCTCACGTGTGCGGTTCGTGGCCTCCGAGATCGACCCCGACACGGGGGAGCCGACCGGAGGCATCGCCGAGGACAACCGCGAGGGACAACGCGTCGTCGAGATCGTCCGCAAGATTGCCGGCGGCCGGCTGGGGCAGGCACAGCTGACCAGGCGAGCCGCCGAGTCGTTGACGGTCCCGGGGGAGCTATGGATCGCGATTCTGATGCGCAGCGAGGGCACCGGTGAGCACCAGAATCAGGTGGCCAAGTGGTACGCCGTGACCCGCAGGGAAATTGAGCAGGGCCCGCGTAGCAACAGTGTGACGATCAAGCTGCCCGACGGCACCAAGCACGTGTTCGATCAGAGCAAGGGCGACGGCATGTTCCGGGTGTGGAATCCCGATGCTGAGGATGCTTCGCAGCCGGACTCACCCGTGCAGGCATGCTTGGACTCGCTGCGTGAAATCGTCCGCACCACACGAAAGATCAAGAACGCCGACAACTCTCGTCTGTTGAACAACGGTCTGTTGTTCGTGCCGTCCGAAGCAACTCTGCCGGATCCGCAATCGCCGGTTTCGGCTGACAAACCAGGCGAAGCACCGCTGCCGCAGCCGGCCCGCAGGGTAGCGGCCAGTCTGCAGCGGATGATCGTTGATGTCGCCGAGACGGCATCCAAGGACGAAGACAGCATGGCGGCGCTGGTGCCGATCGTCGCGGCTGCGCCCGGCGATCACCTGGCGAAGATCAACCACCTTGAGTTCGGCAAAGACCTCTCCGACACGGCGCTGAACACTCGGGAGAAGGCGATAGCCCGGCTGGCCACCGGTTTGGACATGTCTCGGGAACGGCTGCTGGGCCTGAGCACGGGGAACCACTGGTCTGCGTGGGCCATCGATGACCAGGACGTGCAAGTGCACATCAAACCCGTGATGGAGACGATCTGTCACGCGATCTACGAGTCGGTGCTGCGCGGCATGCTGGTGGACGACGGGATCGACCCGGACAAGTACATCCTCTGGTACGACGCATCCGCCCTGACCTCCGATCCGGATCTGACCGACGAGGCCAAGGACGCATTCGACAAGGGCACGGTCACAGGCGAATACCTGGTCCGTACCTATGGGCTTCCTGATGATGCGATGTACGACTTCAACAGCTTGGACGGCTGGCAGCAGTGGGCGCAAGACCGGGTCAGTCAAGACCCCACACTTCTCCGTGAGCTGCTGCCGCTGCTCGACAAGTCCGTGCAGGGCATCGAGTTCCCCGCACCGGTGGCGGCACTGCCGCCCGGCCAGGGCGAGGCGGACGACGACGAGTCGGGCGCAGGTCAGCAGCAGGAGCCGGACACCGAAGACGACGACGGTGTGCAAGCCGGTGCCCGCGCGAATGTGGAACTGGCGGTGGTAGATCTTCTGGTCGGCCGCGCTCTGGAGTTGGCCGGCAAGCGCCGCGTCCGAACGAACGATCGCCAGCAGCACGCCCGGCTGCGCGGGATTCCGACGCACGAGTACCACCGCTTCATGGGGCCTGTCGACGAGCCAGATGTGCAGCGGTTGATCAAGGGGTGGGACAGCATCATGAGCGAGTCGGCGCTGTCGCGGTTGGGTATTGATCCGGATCGGGTGCGGGCGAGCGTTGCGCGGATCGCGCGCCGGGAGCTGACTTCGCAGGTCATCGACGGACAGGTCGGCTGATGGCCCGCATCGACAAGACGCACCCCGGCAAGGTCGTTGCCTACGAAGGCGAGGCGAACGCGAGCTACTACATCGAGAGCCGTCGGGTGATCGTCGTGGCCGATTCTGGCAGCTTCGCCGACGTATTGGCCGCAGCGACGGCTCTCAGGGACGAGGTGTGCTGATGGACATCGCATCCGCGATCGCGGTAGCCGGGCTCGCACACGTGGTGGGGGACTACGTCATTCAGTCCGATTGGATGGCCCAGGAGAAGACCAAGCGCTGGTGGCCCGCTATCGCGCACGCGGTGACCTACGGGCTGCCGTTCGTGCTGATCACCCAGTCAGTCCTAGCGTTAGCGGTGATCGTCGGCACGCATGCGGTGATCGACCACTACCGTCTGGCCCGTCATGTGGTGTGGTTCAAGAATCAGCTGGCTCCGAAGGCTTTCCGGCCACCGCACACCGGAACCGGCCATAGCCTGGACCGGCCCGACTGGCTCGCTGTCTGGCTGCTCATCATTGCGGACAACGTGATTCACATGCTGATCAACGTCGCGTCGGTGGTGTGGCTCTGATGTGGCCTGAACGTGGGGAGGCGCTGTCCCGCACCATCGAAGCAGAGTCGGCTATCAGCGACCTGTACGCGGAGACGTTGCGGCGCTGGGCACCCGAGGCGCGCGCCGCAGTGCTGCCAGCGTTGACTGCGGCGGCTGCGTTGCCTCCGGACCCTGGCGCCGTCGCCCAAACCCAGAGCGTGTGGGACCAGCATGCCGAAGCCATCATCATGACTGGCCTCGGAATCCTGTGGGCCGCGTCGGTGTACGAAGCCACCGTCGGCCTGGGCGGCACGGTCGCTGATGCGCTCGTTCCCGACCTCGACACCGTGGTGCTCGCGATCGTGCTCGGCTCGCTGCTCATGCCCCGCAAGGACATCGCCGCCGCCGTCGCTCATGTCGAAGCCAACCCGGCACTGCGCTCGGCGCGCGACGACTTCCTGGCTAGCCGCCGCGACAACATCTCCGCCACACCGGCGATCGTGCGCGCGAAGATGGAAGCCGCGCTCGCCGATCCGACGCTGACGATGTCGGTCGCCCCCGAGGATCGGCCAGAAGTGCTGCGCGCCAGGGCGGCCGAGGTGCTGGAGCCGTCATCGAACGAGATGCGCGATCTAGCGCGCAGCCAGGGATACCAGGCCGCTGACGTGCTCAACCACGCGGTCGTCGCTGCAGCCTCACAGTCCGAGGATGCCGCCGAGCTGCAGAAGACGTGGATCTGCACGATTGACGGGAAAACCCGGCCGACGCATTGGGTCGCTGACGGTCAGCGTGTGCCGCTGGCGGGTTACTTCACAGTCGGCGGTGAGCAGCTGTTCGTCCCGGGTGACATGTCGGCTTCGCCGGCCGAGTGGAAGAACTGCCGCTGTCGAGTCGGCGTACTGGCCGTCGACGAGGAGCTGCCCGACGAGGTGGATCGGCACACCGAACGGCTCGACGGCCGAGACTCGGTAGCGGTCAACCGTGATGGGCGCACCCAGGCAGAGGAAATTGAGCGCCGAGACAAGGCGGGCAATGTGCGTGCCCGCGACAACGAAGACGGTACGGGGCGCGTGGCGTCCGGCGGCTGGGCCGCACCGAGTGAACAGGAGCAAGGCATGACGCGTAAGGCAGGCGCGACGTTCGCGGGCGACAACGACAACGCGAGCGCAGGCGAGGCTGAAACATTCCTGACGTTCAGCGGCTACATCGGCAAGCTGGGAGTGGCGACGTCCGATCGACGAATCCTTGCCCCGGACATAGACTTGTCCCAGCGCGAGTTCCCGCACCCGATGGCGTGGCAGAAGCAAGCAGTGGGCGGGCACATGGACAGTTTCACCGTGGGCGTCGTCGAGGTTTCCGAGATCCAAGGTGATCGCGTCTGGGCCAGTGGCTACTTCCTGAATTCGCCGGAAGCCGTGGAAGCAGCAGATCAGGTAAAGCACAAGGTCAGTGCCCCGAGTCTGGATCTTGCTGCGGCAGAATACAAATACACCGATGAGGACGGCGAAGAAATCGAGGGTGACCTGTTCGACTGGTGGGAGGAAAACGGAGAGCCGTTCGCTTACTTCACCAAGGCGGAACAGACTGGTTTCACACTCGTGCAGACTCCCGCGTTCGATGGCATCGATATCACGTTGGGTGAGCGCGAGACCCGTGATCTTGCCGTCGTAGCCTCGGTCATCGCGAGCGTCAAGGCGCCTCGGGTCCAGACCTACAGCGCTGCGCTCTTTGAGGATCCGAAGCTGACGAGGCCGACCGCCCCGACGATGAACAACGAGACCGGACGGATCTACGGGCACCTGGCCGAGTGGGGACACGTCATCCGCGGCGGCAAAGAGGTCACACCTCGAAACCACAACGGGTATCTGAATTTCCACACCAGCCAGGTCCAGCTCGACAACGGCAAGCAGTTGTCCGTCGGTCGGCTCACTGTGCAAGGCGGCCACGCTGACACCAACCCGGTTGTCACCGTCGCGACCGCGCGTGCCCACTACGACAACGTCTGCACCGCGTTCGGCCTGGTGCGCGTCGGTGAGGATCAGTTCGGTATCTGGTTCTCGGGTGTGCCTGCCCCGGGTGTTGTCCCTGAGGTCTTCCAAGCTGGCATGACGGCTCCGCTGTCGGGCGACTGGCGCGATTGCGGCGCGGGTCTGGACATGATCGGTGCGCACGCGGTCAACAGTCCTGGATTCCCCATCTACAGTGCGGTGACTGGCCCGGACGGGCGTGAGCTGGCGCTCGTGGCGAGCCTGGGCCCCTCGCGCAAGTCGAAGAAGGCCGATGGTGGATTCGCGCTCGACCGTGAGTCGCTCAAGGCACTGCTGACGGAGGTCGTCGAAACAGTGGACCGGCGGCGCGCCGATCACGACGCAGCGCTGGCGAACAGAGAACGCTCGAAGGCCGCGCTGGCGCGGGCGCGCGAGGTAGTGGGAGACCCACCGCCTGAGCCGACACCGGCGCAGCGGATGAACCAACTACTGGAGCGGATCTGATGGGGTGCGGCTGCCGTCGAGGCACACGGGCTGGGTCGGTGACGTCGTCGGGCGCGACGGTGACGGGGTTTGAGTACACCGCACCGGACAAGACGGTGACACCGTTCCTGACGCTCATCGAGGCGAAGAAGGCGCAACGCCGCAATGGCGGCGGCACCATCAAGCAGCTCACCAGCTGAGGTCGAGTACTTCAAGACTGTAAACCCGAAGAAGAAACCCGTAGGTCGGTGACCTGCGGGTTTCTCTGTTTGCGGGAGTTACTCGAAAAGTGTGTGCACGCACCGTCTCTACGTTCTGCGGCCAAGAGAGTTCCTGTCATGCGCTATGTGCCGGGGAGCGATCGAACAGTCCGAGAGTTTCACTCTGAGAACAGGAGTACGCAGTGAAGTTCGACAAGCTGCCCGATCAGCTACCCGACACCGTCGCCGAGCTCAACGAGCTGGCTGCCGCAGTGACCGCTGAGATCCGGGTATTCCAGGCCCGTGCCGCTGCCGGCGATGAGTTCAGCGCTGAGGAGACCGAGCGTTTCGAGTACCTGCTCGATAGCCGCGACACGGTTGTGGCCGAGCGGGATTCGATCGCCGCGGCTGACCAGGCGCAGAGCGAGAACCTCAACGCGCTGCTGGACCGCGCGAACGCCGCGACTGACAGGCCCGACGCCGCGGCCGAGACAGACACCGACAGCGAGGATTCCACCGCTGACGGCGATGGGGGTGCCGCTGCTGAGGTCGTCGCCGAGGCTGAGGCAGCCGCCGCGGCTGCCGCCGAGGAACGCGAACCCGTCACTGCCGCTGCCGGTTCCGGCCGCCCTGTCCAGTTCGGGGGCGCGGTCCGCAACAGCGACATCCCCGTCGATACCCCGGCTGGTGAGAAGCCCAAGGGCTGGGAGATGCTGGCTTCGGCACCCAAGTACGCCGAATTCGGATCCGAGAAAGTCGGCTTCGCCGAGATTGCGCGGTCGATCGCGTCGGTCAGCCCGGGCTCGGTGTCTGGCATGCAGCAGACCGGTACCGACTTCGGGCGTGCTACTCAGGCAGTTGCTCGGCTGGTCCGGCCACAGCCACAGGGGCCATTGCCCGCCAACGAGCATGAAGCGTTCGCCGCCATCGAAGCCATCGGACGTGAGGTCCCCGGGCACGGCAAGACCAACGCTGCCGTACTCGTCGCGGCCGGCGGTTGGTGCTCCCCGTCGCAGCAGGTATACACCTTCTGCGGTGTCCCCGAGGCGTCGAACCTGTTGTCTTTGCCCGACTTCCCGTTCGACTTCTCTCGTGGTGGTGTGCGCGTACCGATCAGCCCGGATATGTCCGCGCTGCTCGACAACCTGTGGCACTTCACCGAAGCGCAGCTTGAGGCCGTCAACGGTCAGGGCGACCCGACCGCGGTCAAGAAGCTCATCGAACTGCCCTGCCCGGATCAGTTCCTTGAGTGGCGCCTGGAGGCCATCGGTTGGGCCGCGAAAGCGGGCATCCTGATGCGTCAGGCATGGCCGGAGGCCATCGAGAACGCACTGGAGCAGATCCAGGTCGCCCACCAGCACCGCGTCTCGGCGCTGTCCATCGGCAAGATGGTTGCTGGCTCCGGTACGGCCATCGTGGTACCGGCGAGCTCGGTGCTGGGTGCCACCAGCGGGGCTCTCAACGGCCTCGCCCTGCAGGCATCCAACCTGCGGTACAACAAGGGCCTCGCCGACGACGCCACCATCGAAGGTGTTGCGCCGGTGTGGTTCCGCGAGGTGCTGCGCGCCGACATGGCGCTGCGTGAAGGCAAGGACACCTTGGCCGTCACCAATGCCGAGATCGACAACTGGCTGGCGGTCCGCGAGATCTACCTGCAGTACGTGGTGGATTGGCAGACCCGCGGCGCCGGACAGCCGGGCAACATGGCCACCGTGGCCTATCCCGCCACCGTCGACGTGATGCTGTACCCGGCCGGTACGTGGTTCCGGACGTTGAACAACGTCATCACCTTGGGTGTGCAGTACCCGCTGCAGCAGCTGCAGCTCAACCAGTACACGCACGTGTTCACCGAGGACTCGTTCCAGGTGGGTAAGCGGTGCGATCAGTCGATCATTGTGCGACTGCCGATCTGCGTGTCGGGTGCTATCGGGGCGCGCCAGTACGTGGCGTGCAACACCCCGCCTGCGACCCCGTAACGGAACCCGGCGAATCGCAGTGGACGAGGCGGGCGGCGTGAACACATCCGAGGCATTCACGTCCGCCCGCCTTCCCGGCAGAGAGGACGGCTCCAGATGACCGCAGCACTATCCCCGGTGCCATTCAATGCACCGCTGGTCAACCCGGCACCCATCGGGCTGGCCGCCGCGACTCAGTGGACCGACGAGGACGGGCCGCTGCGGTGGCTGCCGTCCGGTGTCGAGTTCCGGGTATTCAACTACGGCGGCGGCACACAGTTTGGTGTCTGGACAGCACCGTGGAACGCCACTGAATCTCAGCTGAGGCCCACTGACGTCAAAGACGGTGAGCGTCCCGAATTCCCGGATACCTTCCTCGCGCAGACCAGCTATGCAAGCGACGAATGCGGGCTCCTTAAGCGGAGTCGTGATGAGGTCCGCGTCCGCGCAGAGCAGGTCCACCGGCTGCTGGAACCCATCCAGACAGAAAAGACGTTGGCGACCCGCATGCTGGCGGACGCCGGCACCCCGACGGGTAAGACGGGGATCGTCGCCGCAGTTGGCGCGATCGAGGCAATGATCGCCGATACCGGCACGCTCGGATTCATTCACGCGTCGGCAGAGCTGGCCGCACCTGCCGCGCAGGCGAATCTGATCCGCTACAACAACGGGCGGATGGTCACGCCGTTGGGCCACACCTGGGTGTTCGGTGGTGGCTATGTCGCAGCGTTGGGATCGAAGCTGGTGGCCACTAGCCCCACCTACGGGTGGCGTGGGCCGGTGGCGCTGCGTGATGCTCCCAGCCTGCAGCACAACGAGTTCAAGGCCATCGCCGAACGGTCGCTGGTCGTCGGATACGAGGCGCTGATCGGCGCCGTGAACATCACGTAGAAGGGTTGGACGTCATGCCTGCTGGTATCGAGGTTGTGGTCGAGGAGGGTTTCGCCACTGTCGATTTCGTTGACGGGACTCTGCGCGGCCCCGGATTGGCCAAGCTGCTGGAGGTCGGCACACCGCCCGAGGCCATCGAGAAGCTGACCCGCGAGGGTCCGCGCGCGGTGTACGTCGTGCCGGAAGGCAATGCCCGCGAGGCCGGACTGCTCGACGAAGCCACCGAGCATTTCGCTCCCGCGGACGGTGTCGAGAAGACGGGCACCGAGGCAAAGGCGGACGGGTCACCAACCGAACTCGACAGCCAGGACAGTGGCGGGCCGTACCAGACCCTGCCCGTGATCGGAAACCCTGACGGCACTGCGCTGGACCCGCAGGCTCCGACCGATCACGAGGGCACGGCAGTCGGCGACCCCAACCAGGAACCGCTGCCTACAGGTGATTTCGCGCCGAAGGCTTGGCCAGAGGGCGATCCTTTGTTGGACTGGAGGCGCCCTGAACTTGATGCCTATGCCGCGTCGAAGGGTCTGGACACCAAGGAGCTGCCCAACAAAGAAGCGGTGTTCGCGGCCATCGTCAAGCACGCAGCGGAAGCCAGCGCGTCGTGAGCGATCTATTTACGCGCGAGTTCTGGAAGGACGCGTTCGAGCGCACCGTCAGCTCTGCCGCGCAGGGTTTCCTTGTCGGCGGCGGTCTCGGTGTTGGTGCCGAAGCCACGCAATCCGTTGACGCACGGTATTTCCCGTGGCTAGCTGCTGCCAGCGTTGCGGGCGGTATGGCCGCGGCAACGTTCGCGAAGTGCCTGTCCGCGATCCGGGTTGGAGAACGGGGTACCGCCTCGCTGCGCACCCGCGCCAATCGGAGGTCAGTCGAGTGACACCTGATCAGATCCAGGCCGTGGGCGGCGTCGTGGTCGCCGTCCTGGGTGCTTGGCAGGGGTTGACTTCACGGCGAGTGCGGAACCTCGAAACCCGTTTGCAGGCGGTCGAAACCGAGCGGGACACGATCAACTCCAAGTTTCGCGTCGCGGTCCGGCACATACGCGAGTGGTTGGCCTGGGCGCGGCAACACGCACCCGCGAAACCGACCCCGGTTGTCCCGTCCGAGCTACGCAACGAGATCTGATGCACCCTGCCCTTTTACTGTTCGCCTCAGCCTCGGAAAATGCACAACCGACCGGCGCGAAGCGCCTGATAGCAGGAGAAAGGCCAGCACATGGCATTCGCAGTCGTTAAGGGCTATGCGCTCCGCGTGACCAAGACGGACTCGTGCGGTAAGCCCATTCAGGGCAACGCGAACCGCCTCGTCACCGACGGCTTCATCCGGGCCAACCTCGACCCGAACATGAAGGAAGCCAACGAGATCACCCAGGAGAACGCCCAGGGCAAGGAGTGCATCAGCGACCGCACCCCGGCCGAGCGCCGCTGGTGGAACACCGAACTGCAGCTGTGCGGCGTCGACCCGGACCTGTGGTCGCTCATTCTCGGCTGGGCGCGCGTGCTTGACCACAACGGCAAGCCGATCGGCGTCATCGACCGTAAGTCCGTTGATGACCAGTCCGGTGTCATGTTCGAACTCTGGACCGGCGGGCAGGGCGACGACGATTGCCCCGAGCCGCTCGATGACTCGATCTTCTCCGCCGCAGTGTCCGGACGCCAGTACGGGTATCTGGCTTTCGCAGGCAACGAGTTCGTCTCGGGCGCAATCCCCGTCGGCGCGGAGGCATCGAACTTCACCCTCACAGGTCGAACCATCGCGCCGAAGCACTGGGGCCGCGGCCCATACAACGTTGCTTCGATCGACAACTCCGGCACCCCCGGGCGCCTGCTGGTCCCGATGTACAGCAAGCCGTCCGACAACCACCTGATTCTGTTCCGTACCCCGGTGCCGCCGCCCGCGCCCACCAACGGTGCATGCGAGCTCGCGGTGCAGTCCATCTTCACCGGCCCCGGCAATGCCTACTTCGGCGCCGATGCAGCTGATGTGGCTCCGCCGCAGCCGATCTGCGACGCCAAGACCTACACCGTCGCGGTCGCCGGCACGGGCAACTTCAAGCTGCTGGTCGGCACGGACCCCACCACCGACGTCGCCCACACGGCACTGCCCGCGGCAGTGCAGTCGGCCATCGAAGCGCTGCCCAGTGTGGAGGTCGGACAGGTACAGGTCAGCGGGACGGCAGGCAACTACACCGTCAAGCTCGACCCCGCGCTCGGTGCGCTCTCCGCCGACAGCACGGGCCTCACCGGTGGCGCCGCCACCGTCACGCCGGTATAGGAAAACCGACAAGCGAACCGCCCCGGGTGTGGAGCCCTCGGGGCGGTTCGTCATTGGTAAGCACCCCCGGCTCCTACCGTGTGCCGCATGTCGTGCCAATGGCCCATCGACCGCAGCTGCCTGCCCCCACTGCCGGAGCTGGGCGACACCCCAACACCGGCCGAACAGGCTGCCTACGATCTTGCGCTTCTGCAACGCAACGACGCCGAAGACATTGCCGTGCACGTCCTGTGGGCACTGTCCGGCCGCCAGTTCGGAGCATGCGAGAGCACGGTGCGGCCCTGTCCCGCCTACGCGCAGGGATTCGGATACGGCCCGTTCGTGCTCACACTCGACGCCGGCCACTGGCTCAACTGGCCATGTGGATGCATCGGTAGTTGCGCGGTCGCCGGTCCGCGGGTGGTACATCTTCCGGGGCCGGTCGTTGACGTTGTCGCCGTGACGGTCGCGAGCGCCGCCCTAGGCCCCGCCGAATACCAGTTGGAAGGAAACGCGCTGTACCGCAACAGCGGTGCGGCGTGGCCGAGTCAGGACCTTGGTCGCCCGCTCGGCGAGCCTGGAACGTGGTCAGTGAAGTACCGGCGAGGGCACCCGACTCCTCCCGGTGTCGACAAGCTCGCCGGCCAGCTTGCACGCGAGTTTATCGCCGCCTGTGACGACGAAGACACGTGCCGACTGCCGCGCACCGTCGTGGCCACCACACGCCGCGGTGTCAGCCACCAGTTCGACCCTACGAAGATCCTCGCCGCGGGCAAGACCGGGCTCACGGAGGTGGATCTGTGGCTGTCCGCGGTCAACCCGCACCAGCTCCAGCAGGCACCGGAGGTGTTGTGAATCCGCATGATCCGGCCTCGGATGTCGTCAACGAGTTCATCAAGGCGCTGAAAAAGGTATTCAACCCGAAGGACACGGTCCAACCACCGCTCGGCAGGGGATCGACGAGGGTTCGGTTTTTCGCCGGAGACGGAGCGCTGCCTTCGTTTGAACCGCACGGACGCGGCGGGCCCGGATGCAAGGAGCCCCTTCTCTGGGTGCGCCTCGAGCGCCGCTACCGTTCGAGGCGCAAGGATTTCCCGGCCGCATTCGTCGGCGAGGGCAAATGCACCACGGCGGACGTGCGCCCCGCCCTGGCCATTGAGATCGGCGTCGCGCGCTGCACCGATATGGACGACCAGCCGAACTGGTCAAAGCTGGAGGAAGAGGCCGAGATCGGCCTGGATGACTCGTGGCGGATCGAGCTAGCGCTGTGCATGGCCGAGACAGCCCTGACGACCCCTGATCGTGCAGTGGCCACCGATACCATCGCGCCGCAAGGGCCCGAAGGCGGGCTGATCGCGTGGACCGGCATGGCCTACGTGCTGTTCTGAGAAAGGATGTGCTGTGCGGCATTACGTCACAATCGAGGGCAGTTTGACACCGACCGACGTACTGGATCGTGGGGTGCGCAGGACCGTGGCTGTTACGGATGAGATCCGCAACCTGGTGAAGATCGGTGGCGCGATCGTGGTCGCCGGCAGCCTCGACGAACCCGACGTGGTGGGGGATGACGCGAACAGCAAGAGCTTCTCGGGTGGCGAGGCCGCCGACGGTCCCGAAGCCGCCGCTGCCACCGATAGTTCGCAGGCCGATGGCGATACGGAGACCGCAACCAAGCGTGCCCGCGTACGCAAGCCTTCGGCCACCGACCAGGACGAGACGCAGCCACGTGGCGAGAGTTAGAGGGCATTTCGAGCTCCATGAGCGCGAACTCAACAACCAGTCGCTGTCTTTCGGTCGGCGCCGGATAGCGTCGCTGCAGCGTCGGATCGCCAATCAGGCACGCGTGGATGCGCCCACCCGTACTGGCAATCTCGGCCGCCAGGTCAAAGAGGGGCACGTCGGAGTCAGCGGTCCCCGTACGGTTTCCGGCAGCGTCCGCGATGACGCCGACTATGCGCTGTATGTGCATGAGGGATCGCGACCGCATCTGATTCGACCCCGCAACGCCAAGGCGCTGCGGTTCCAGATTGGTGGGCGCACAGTGTTCGCGAAACTAGTCCGCCACCCTGGCACAAAGGCGCGACCGTTCCTGCGCAACGCCGGACTGCGGGTGGCATCACTGGAGCACTGACGAACCCTTCACTGAGAGTGAATAGTTCGTGCACCCCGCCTCGGCACGCTACGCCCTATGACCGCACCCGCCTCGGAAACCATCCAACCGTCCACCCCTGAGCCCGCCGCGCCCGCGCCGGCCGAGACCGTCGAGCAGTCCGTAGCCGCACCGGAAACTGGGTCTGCGGAGCCGCCTGCCGGGGACGCGTTGCCCGCGGACCGGCCCGGTACCGATCTGGCCAAGCCGAGTCAGTGGGCTCACGAGTTCATGGAGTTCGGTGGCGACAAACTCGAGATCCGCGTGCCCACACCGCAGGCTATGTCGGCGCTGTCTCTGGGCATGGGCAAGTACGTTCCGGCGAAGATGAAGAACGAGATCAGCGGTCTGTTCATCGCCCGGCACCTGTCCCCGGATACCTATGAGCACGTGTACTCGCGGTTGATGAATCCCGACGACACCGGGTACAACGCCAACAGCATCGGCGAACTGATCGGGGCACTGCTCAACGAGGGCGTGGAGCAGTTCGAAAAGGACGCGAAGGCGGCAGAAGCCGCTGACGGCGAGGCCAAGAAGTAGCACCCCACCTCGCTAGCTTGAGCCGGTGACCACGCCCGTCGGCTCGATTCGCCTTGATCTGTCGATCGACGGTTCCAATCTCGACGACGAGATCACCGCGGCTGTGCAGAAGCACATGGGACCCGCCATGGCGCGGCTTCAAGCGCAGCTCGACCGCATTGAGCGCGAGTACGCCGACACCGCCCGCGCCGCCGAAAAGTCTTCTGTCAAGCAGACAGCGGCAGCCAGGACGGTCGCCGAGGGGATCGAGGACATCGGCGACGAGCACACCAAGACGGCCGCCAAGGCGCGTGCGGCGGAGGGGGTTTCGACGCGCTCGATCAACACGACGACCCGGGCGATCGATCGGCAGACCGCAGCCTGGATTGCCAACGCGGCGGCTCGCACGGCCGCAGCATCTGCCCCGACGCCGGGCGGGCCACCCCCAGGTGGTGGAGGCGGTGGCGGTGGAGCAGGCCGCGGAGGGTCTGGCGGCAGGGTCAGATGGCACGGCGGTAGGGGAGGATTCCTCACTAGTCCAGCGGCTTTGAACGCGATGGCGCTCGGAATCGGTAGTTTCCCGGCAGCTGCGACAGCTGTCATGAACCTCACCGGCGCGCTTCAACACCTCGTGCAAGTCGGCTTCGTCGTACCTGGGGTCATCGGCGGCATGGTCTCGTCGGTCGGCACGGCGGTCTTGGGGTTCAACGGTTTATCCGACGCGGTGAAGGCGTCATGGGAAGCCGCCAAGTCGGGCGACCCGAAAGACATCAAGAAGGCCGCCGAGGCGATGAAAGACCTTGCCCCGGCTGCCCAGGGTGTCGTGAAAGCCGTTGTCGCGGCGCGTCCCGCCCTTGAGCGTTTGCAGCGGGACATCGTGGCACAGAACATGTTCGAAGGTGTCGATGAATCGATCACCGATTTGACCGACAAAACGATGCCCACCTTGGAGAAGGGACTGGGCGGAATCTCGAGGGCGTGGAACGCCACCTTCAAGGAGCTCGGTCGGGTCGGTGGGCTGGACTCATCGCAGTCCATTCTGGACAAGCTGTTCGGCAACACCGCTGACGCACAGAACCGAGCGAACGCCGCCATCGAGCCGCTGGTGCATGGGATCGGTACCCTGACTGCCGAGAGTTCGGACTTCCTGCCACGCCTGGCAGACGGGCTCACCGCTGTCACAACACGATTCGACAACTGGATCACACGCTCGGCCGAGAACGGCAACCTCGACAAATGGATCAACGAAGGCATCGAAGCCGCTGGCCATCTGGGCGAGGTCCTGCTGAACATCGGCAAGATCATCGCGGCGATCACGAAAGCAGCAGGCGGCGACGGCGGTCTGTTATCCGCCCTCGATAGCGGGTCCGGCGCGCTGGCCACGTTCCTCGCATCCGATCAGGGCCAAGAGAAACTGACCAAATTCTTCACCGAAGGCCGCGAACAGGTCAAGCAGTGGATTCCGATACTGGTCAACCTCGCCTCGATGTTGGGTGATGTCTACGACGGCATGAAGCAGTGGACCGCAGTACTGTTGCCGATCCTGAAAACGGTTACGGACGTTCTTAACTCGATGCCGGGTGGGATTTCGGGTGTGGTGACCGCATTCCTGGCGTGGAAGACCATCAGCGGAATCACAGCTGCGCTCATCGGTATCAGGGGCATCGGTGGTGCGCTGGATGCACTGCCCGGCAAGGCGGGCTTGGCCGCTGGGGGCATCAATAAGGCGCTGGCCGGTCTCGGCGTCGGCGCAGCGGCGTTCCAGATCGGTGACAGCCTGATCAACTCTGACTCGGGGCTGGCGCAGGTGGGTGGATTCGCCGCCAACATCGGCGGTGGTGCTCTGGCTGGCGGCATGATTGCCGGACCGTGGGGCGCAGCTCTCGGAGGCATGATCGGTGCCGGTGTCTCGCTGTTCGAGATGTCCCGCAAGCGCCTGGAAGAAGGCAAGGCCGAATGGGACCGGGCCTGGCAGGAGCAGCACGACAACCCCAAGCCGCCGGTCATCGCGGGTGGTATGGACCTGCAGACCCGCTTGCCGGTCGACCGAGGTCCCTCGCTGTCGCAAGGCATGCTCGCACAGATTCAGGGAGGGAAACTTCCGGGGTACAGCATCGGCCCGAACGGCGCGGTGATCGGTCCCGACGGTCAACCACTGCCCGGCCTGAACCTGGGCGGCGTGACGCCGTACACCCCCTCGTTCCCGCTACCGAAGCTGCCGCCCCCTGCGCCGCCTGCCCCGAAACAACCGACCACGTTCCTGCCGATACCCGGCGCGACGGGGCAGAACGTCCCCGCCCCGCAAGGAACTAACCTCGGTCAGTTGATCGGCGCCGGTGCGTTGCCCGAGGTACAGGCCAACGTCCAGAAGTTGGCATCGGACATCCAGGCACTGCCCGCCGGTGAGGTCAAGATCAAAGACCCCTCGCCCGAGGTAATGAAAAACCTTGAGTCCCTGGATGTCCAGATCACCAAGGTCTCGGACAACGAGATCCAGGTCAAGGCCAACACCAGTGCGGCGCAAGCCCAGGTCGAAGCGTTCATCCTCAAGTACAAACAGCAGACGATCACCATCATGTTGCAGGCACAGCAGGGCGGTGGCCCCGCCGTGGCGCTGCCCCCGGGCCGCGCCGATGGCGGCGTTCTGCCCGGCTGGTCGCCGGGCGTCGACAACATGCTGGTGCCGATGTCGGGCGGCGAGGGGGTGCTCATCCCTGAGGCTGTGCGCGGGCTGGGCGGTGCGTCAGCGATCTACGCCATCAACAGCCGCTTCCGCAGCGGCCTGTCCCGCCGCGGCTACGCCGACGGAGGCGTGGTGGGCGCCCTGGGCGCAGTGCCCGGCTTGGACGACAACACCGAACTCGGTGTACTGCGCCAGATCCGGGACCTGCTGGCAGGCAAGGGCGGCGGACCCCTGCCGGCGACCTCCGATGCCATCGCCTCGATTGCCTCCGAGAACACCTCCGCGGCCACCGGTCACGCCGCCACCCGGATGGGGCCCTTTGGCACCCCGATCAAGGCGCGCAACCCCGGCTACGAAGCGGCGGCCGCCGCGATCCAAGCGCTGGGCGGCGACCCGACGAAATGGATCGGCGAAGACCCCGCCACCTACATGCCCCGCGACGTCAGCGGAATCGGCGGCGTGGGTGCCGGCGGATACGCACGGTACGCAGCGCTGCTGTCAGCGTTCGCCAAGAGCGGCAACCTGACTTCCGATCTAGCCGGTGCCGGTCTGGACGCCAACGACCCGGTCATCAAGGCCATCACCGCCGCCCGCAACAAGAAGCGCGGCGCCTTGGGGGACGAAGCTATCGCCGCTCTGGTCGAGCAGGTGGTCGGCGGCGGCGGGTACACCGGCTCCTTGAATTCGAGCAACAGTGCACTGATCAGTTCGTTGCAGACGTTCCGCGAAAAGCTCGGTAAGGGAACCGCTGTCGGGGGCGCCGGACTGGTGGCAGTACCAGTCGGTGGTGGGCCGAAGGGCTCCAAGGCTGGATTGCAGCCCAATGCTTCCCAGCTGTTCGACGTGATCGCCCAGGAGTTTCCCGAGGTTCGCGAGATCGGCGGTGTGCGCGCCGACCCAATCCCCGACCACCCATCGGGTCGGGCGCTGGACATCATGGTAGGTCAGAACAAGGAGCTGGGCGATCGGATCAACCAGTATCTGCGGGCGAACTACATTGGGCTCGGCCTGGATTCGACGATCTGGCGCGACAAATGGGAAGACTTCAACGGCAAAAGCTCCATGGTTGCGGGCCACCAGGACCACATCCACGCCAAGGTCGCTGACGGCGCAGCGACGGGTCTGGCTGGCCTACAGATGCCCGGTGGAGTATCCGGCCTGGGTTCGGTGGGTGGCAGCGTTGTCCCGGTCTATGTGACCAACTTCGATGGCCAGATGCGCGGTGTGGGCGGTCAGATGCTCGGCGCTTTGGCGCAGTCGGGCGGCATGGCGGCATCGAACGTCTCGGGCGACGTGATGGGCGCCGTGGCAGGACTGGGCCAGGAGCCATGGAACACCAAGAACGCCAGCTATGCGGAGCTGAATCAGTTAGTCAAGGAGCGCAATCCGCTTGCGTTGGCGAAGGCCTTCGGGCTCAATGTCGAGGACTTCACCCGGGCCGGCGGGGAGGGCGGAGAGCTCACCACGAACGACGGCGCGGCGTTCGATGCCAGCGGACGAATGTTCTCCGATACCGGCGCCTTGCTCGATCGCACGTTCACCAGTGTCAACGCGCAACTGTCCGCGATGCGTGAGCAGCTGGTCGATGTCATCGAGCAGACCAGCGCCAAGCTCAACGAGGAAGCATTGGAGCCGGTGGTCAAGGCCGGTGTGCAATCCGCGCTCGAAAGCCTCAAAGACAGTGTCAGCGGCCAGATTGGTACGGCGCTAGGGCAGGCCGCGGCTCCGCCGATCGCAGATGCGGTCCGCAGCGCCATCCCGGCCGACGGCGGCGGTGGGGGCGCTGCTGCCGGGATAGGTGGCAATATCGCGGGCGCGTTGTTCGCGACAGGTGGCCCGGTGTATGGCGGTGTGCCGGGCCAGGATTCGGTACCAGCGCTGCTGACGCCCGACGAGCATGTGCTCACCACCGACGACGTGGCGCGCATGGGCGGTCATGCTGGTGTCTACGCGTTCCGGGCCGCGCTAGCCCGCCACGGTGGTGTGCGTGGATTCGCCACCGGTGGCGGCGTCAACGTCAACGACACCGTTGGTGCGGAATTCTTTGGTGTATCGCAGATCCCGATTCTCGGCGCGATCGTCAACCTACTGGTCCGTGTGCTGCTGCGGGTGCTGGGCGTCGAGATCGAAGCCCGAGACACCCTCAATGAGATGACCGACGAGTTCCGCCAGTTCCGCGGCGACTTCGAAGCATTCGACGCCAGCGGACGCCTGATGAACGACACCTCAGCGCTCGTCGACCGCTCGGCCACCAGCGAGGAAGAAGCAGCACAGGAACGCATCCGCATCCTCAAGATCGTCATCGAGGCGCTGATCAAGTACATCATCGAAAAGGTCATCGTGCCGATCGCGAAAGCCGTTGCCAACGCGGCGATCCAAGCGGGAGCATCGGCGGCCGGAGCGGCGGTCAACACCCAGGCCCCGGGTGCCGGCGGCATCGTGTCGGCGCTGATCAGTTCTGGCGGGCAAGCGGGCGTGGACATCATCGCTGAGATCGGCAGCCAGCTGGCCGTCGAGGCGGCAGGGGTGATCATCGACATGCTGGGCGAAGGGCTGCAGAGTTACTTCCCCGATATCGTCAGCGCGATCTTCGGTGGCGGGCTGCTGGAGAACCTGATCGCCGCACCGATCACTGCGGCACTCGAGATACCGCTGGCGATCATCGGTGCCCTGAGTGGCGGGCTGACGGGGTTGTTCGCGCCGCTGCTTGCCATCCTGGGCGGCGGCACTTTCGACCAGGGCGGTCTCGCGCACGGTATCGGCATGATGCCCAAGGCGACGATCCGTCCCGAGCGGGTGCTGTCCCCGCAGCAGACGGTCTTGTTTGAGCGGATGATCGCCGCCCTGGAACAGGGCTCCAGTGGCGCTGGCGGGAGCCCCACGTATGTCTCGGCCCAGATCAACGTCGATGGCGGCCCCGAGGCGGGGCAGAACGTGCGAGCCGGACTGCTGGAGCTGATCTGATGACCTACCGCGGATATTTCACCTTGAATGGCGTCGAGTTCGCCAACAGCTCCCGCGTGATAGCTCACCTGGGCCAGGACGTGCCGACGAGCGATATCGGCATGTTCGACGGGCCGGGCACAGACTGCGCACTCATCGAATCAACGGAATTCCCTGGCTTTTACGAGATACCGGACAGCTCCGTCGAGGTGCGGCCCGGGATGCTGACCCCGCCGAACGGTGCTCGCCGATTCGGGCCCGGACTGTTCGAGATTGACGGAACGTGCTGGGGTCCGGTGTCACTGTGCGGGTCCTGTTCCACGCAAGTGTCCTACGACGATTCGTGGCCGGGTCTGCGGGACTTCCTGGGCGACAACATCTACCGCCCGGAGCTTGCCCCCTGGTACAGCACCGAGTTACCCGAGTCGGCGGAGTTCGGCGGGGTGTGGGTGATGAAGGTCGACGGCCTGGGCGCCACTCCAGTAGATCGGCCCATCACCCAGATGACCGGTTCCGGCGCCGCGGCCGGAACGCATCGCGACCTACCGCGCACCATCACGTTTGAAGCGCTGATGATTGCCTGTACCCACGCGGGCGTCGAATTCGGCATGGACTGGCTGTCCTGCATCCTGCGCGACACCACGGACAACACCACCAGCGTGCTGCGCTACCTGGCAGCCAGCCCGGCACATTCCGGGGTGGACCCCGCCTCGCTGGTGCGCGAGGTGCACGGGGTAGTCCTGACCAAGGAGCCTCGAGTCGTCGAGGAACGCAACACAGCGGCGGGCCAACACCATCAGGGCAACCTCTACCGGATCAGCTGGGAAATGACGGTGCTCTCGCCGTACTCGTATCTGCCCCAGGTGATTGTGCCGGTCGATTGGGACGAGATCACCCGCCAGCCCGTGAACTGGATCCACGCCGCCGACTGCGAGAAGCCAGCGACGTGCTCGGACATGCCGGTGCTGTTCTCGGCCGACTGTGTGCCCGAAGAGATCTCCATCCTCGATACCCCGCCACCTGTGTGCGGTGGGTGCCTGCCGGTCGGAGAGATCGACAAGTACAGCTTCCGTATCCCCACCATGGAATACGCGTTCCGCTGCCGAGACACCGCGGTCAGCATCGCGATCCGCAATACCGGCGCGGCGCCGCTGACGTTGCAGGCGTTCCTGCGTGTGTGCGGCACCGATGTGCGATGCGAAGACAACCGTTTCCCGCTGCAGGTGTCCGGGCTACCGCCCCTGACTGAGCTGGTGCTCGACGGCATTTCGGGCCGCTTCTGGGTGAACTACGACGGGCGCAAGCACCGCGGCGTCGGTATCGTCGGCACCCCCAACGGGGCGCCGTGGCGGCCGCCGCGCATCGATCGGGAAACCTGCTGGGACTTCATAGTCCAGACCGCCAGCAGCTCCGATTTCGAGGCCACCATCACGCTCACCGATCGGGAGCCCTAAGCAATGCCAGTCGTCAGCTCTGAGCAGATCGTGTCGCTGCGCACCGCCAGCGGCACCCAGCTCGACCAATTCCTGGCCACGCATCAGGTGTCGTTGAAGTGGACCCGCGAGCAGCGGCAGGTGTCGTTGTGCGACATGGTGGTTCCTGGCCTGATCGATTCAGGCCGGCGACTGGACATCACCCCGTGGCTGCACTGGATCGACGTGTTCGACGACCAGGGCCTCCACCTGTATTGGTCGGGGCCAGTTCAACGTGTCTCCGCCAGCCGGTCGCGGACCGCCATCTCTGCACGTGATCTCTCGGCGCTGATGACCTGCACACGTAGCCCCTTGACGAAGCGCTGGGAAGCAGCGGACCCGGCAGAAATCGCGGGCCAGATGTGGGCCGGCATGATCGCCCATCACGGCCTGAACACTCGGGCGACGCAGCGCATGGACCCGCGCGGCGATCGCTTCGACTTCGACACTGTCGCCGATGAAGTGATGATGAGCGTGTCCATTGATCGGCTCGTCGAGCTCGGGCTGTACTGGACCGTCGTCGGCGGTGTCCCGATTCTCGGCCCTGCACCCACTAAACCCATTGCCGCTCTGGGTGAACACGACTTCATCGGCGGGGAGTTCTCCATCGTCCGCGATGGCCGCGAGAGCTTCAACGATGTGCTGCTGCGCGGCGCCGACAATCTGTCGCGAGCCAGCGTCCCGATGGGCGGACTGCGGCTACAGACCATCGTGAACATCGACCACATGTTCGGGGTGTCGAACGTCGATCGCGCGGCCAAGCAGTATGTGCGCTATACCGGCGCGATCAAGGACACGCTGGTGGTCTCCGATGGGGCCGTGTTGCATCCGGATGCGCCTGTGGATATTTCGCAACTGGTGCCGTCCGTGCGGGTGACAGTCGAGGCACTCGGGGTGGTGCAGCTGATGGAGCTGCAGAACGTGACGGTGACGGGCGACGGGAACGTCGCGGTCACGTTGGCGTCGGTGAATGACGATCTGCCTGAGCTGGTGGAGATCGCGCAGAAGGGAGTCGTGACGCGATGAGCACCGTTCCGGGCAAGGCGCCGCTGTCCGAGGCGGAGTGGGCGCGCAGCGTCGAGGGGCGGCTGCGGAAGCTGTTTGGCGCCAGCACCGCACGCATCGGCAAGTGGGTGATCTCTGAGCGTGATGGCAAGGTGGTGATCACCGCGCCGAATCACCCCCAGCTCGACGCCGGAGTGGAGCCGGAGGTCACCGAGTACACCCTGACACCGCGGGGTGGCTACGTCACGCCCGATGAGGTCACTGAGGCGGTGACAGGCTTTGGTGGGCCGCTCTCGTCGATTACCGCGTTCCTGCAGGCGAAGTGGGACGAAGCGCTGGCTACGCTCGGGATCGCGAACAACGCGGGCACGAACGCGAACACCGCGCTGGGCAAGCTGCTTGCGTTGCTGACGGGAAGCGGCGAGGCCAGTGAGTCGGCGCTGGGCTCGGCCATCGCTGGTGCCAAATCCAACGCCTCGACGGCGGTCGGGAACTTCAACAACATCTTGTCGGGGTTCTCGGTGCCGAACATCGGTTCGTGGATCACTGACCTGTTGAGCACCAAGAGCACCGCAACCACTGCGGGGACCAATGCCGCTACCGGTCTTGGAAATTGGACGTCCTGGTTGTCCGGTGGTTCGTGGTCGAACATCGCGGCGTCGGTGGCAGATTTCCTGGGAACCAAGTCGACAGCCAACACGGCCAGCACCAACGCTTCGACCGCGATCGCCGATGCGAGCGCCGCCTCCACGGCGGCGGCAGCCGCCCAGAGCAACGCGCAAGGCGCCATCGATGCCGGTATCAACGCCATCCGCAACACCCCGGGTGTCGTGGGACAGGCAGTGGAGGGCTTCGCCGACGCGCTAGCTTCGATCCCCACCCAGATGTTCAATCAGTTTGGCGGCAACAACGTTCCACGCGCCTCCCAGGAACAGGCCAACCAGGCGATGGCTGCGCTGGTCAACACCCTCAACGCTCAAGGGGCTGCAATCAGTGTGCTGCAAAACATCTTGTCGGACGTGGGTGGATTCAACGAGTCGGTGACCTTCCGGCCCGCGGAGACCACGGTGTTCACTGGCCCTGGAACCGCGCCGTGGACGCCTCCGACGTGGGCGGTCAGCGCCGAGTACGCGATCGCACCTGCAGCCGGTGGTGGCGGTTGCGGCGAGGGCGGCTCGGGCGCTTACGGTGTTGGCGGCTATCCGGCCGACTGGGCCACCGGCACCTTTCCCCTCGAATCCGGCGCGTATTCGATCTTCGCGGGCGGTGGCGGTCTGGGCGGCCAAGACGAGGGCCTGGGTTTCGGCGATACCGGAAGCCCCGGCGACACCTCCAAGATCACTAGCCCCTCGGGTGCGGTCGTTGCATCAGTGGCTGGCGGTCTCGGGGGTGAAGGTGCGCGCCGCGGCGGCAGCGGCCAGAACGGCAAAACCATCAACCCCCAAACTCTTTCGGCGTTCGGCGACACCTTCACCGCAGGATCCGGCGGAACTGGCAACGCAGGCGCGGGCGGGGTCGCGGGTGGCGGCGCAGGCGGCAGCGGCGGCTTTTTGGGCAACTACACCAAGGGCGGCACGGGTGGCCCGGCCAAGATCTGGCTGCGCGCCCGCGCACCGGTGCCGTCTCAGTTCACCGCCATGGGCACCCTCATCTTGCCGACGCTCAAGCTCAATACCGGGGTCGCGCAAACCGATTCGATGACCGCGGCCGGACAGTGGCGCACCATCCCGCCCGGTGGCGCCGCCGGCGGATACATGCTGATCATCCGCGCCAACGCGTCATTCACCGACTACGTCTACCTGCGCGTGTGGGATGTCTCCGGCGCCACACACTACGAGCTCGGCCGGGTCGCCTCCGGGGTCAAGTCCGCCTGGAGGACGGGGACGATCGGCGCGGCCATCCCGTTCAACGCCTTCACCCTGACCTCCGACTCCGTACGCACCTTCACCGTAGGAGTCAACGGGACCGCGTTCGACTCCTACAACGATTCGGGCGCCACCTCACTGATGGGGCCCAACTATCGTGGCGGCGGCTGGGCGTCCTCGGATTCGACACTGCCAGGGTCGATGTCGCAATTCGCGTTCCTGGACACCGGGACCCCCTCACGCATCGTGTCCGCCGCGGTGGCCACAGCACAAGGAACAGCGAGCACTGCCTACGTCGACCTGACCACCACCGGGCCCTCCGTCACGCTCAACGTGCCCGCCAGCGGCGAACTAACCATCGATGTGTCAGCGGCCTACTCGTCGGGCGGTGCAGCTGCCCAAACCGGATACATGGGGTTCACGCTGTCAGGGGCGAACACTCTGGCCGCCGCTGACACGCGCGCTGCCTACGGTCGCACAGTGACATCCGGCATGTTCGGGACCATCGCACGCCGATTCCACCTGACAGGCCTTTCTCCCGGCACCACCACCGTCAAGGCCGTCTACAAGACCAGCACCAGCACCGCCACATTCACCGACCGCAACCTCATCGTCGAGCCCAAACCATAGGAGAAGCAATGGGATTCACAAACGCAGTACCGCTGAAAGAAACCACCTATCAGGCGATGTACTTCGATGGCACACCGGCAAGCGCCGCGCAGACCCTCGTCATGATCGACTCACTGCTAACCGCACGCAAGCTGCATTACGGCATCATCCACGGCTCCCAAGAAGTCGAAAACCCCACGGCGTGGCGTATCCAGTTGTCGCGCCGCGATGGTTCAGCCGAACTGATCGCGATCGCGGACCGATGGATCGTGGTGTCTTCGACCGGAGCCGTACGCGTCATGACCCCCACCGAGTACCGCGCTGAGTTCGCCGTCGAGTGAGCACAGTTGGCACTGCTAGTCGTTACCCTGCCGCCATGGACGGATACCTGCGGGGCTCGGTGAAGACCCACCCTGACTATCCCGAGAACCCGACGATCGCGCTGCGCAGCGTGTTTGACGACGACGATGCCACCGGCTGCACGTCGTGGCTGGTCGTATCGGCGAGTTCGGGAGCGCTCTATCGCACGGAGGCCTATGTCCGTGACTGGCCCGACGTCGAGGGCGCGACACTGACCACCACGGTCACCCCGCCTCCGTAACCTCACCGCCGTGCCGATCACGGAGTACACCGAGCCGAACGTCTGCATCGGGGAGAACCTGACCACAGACGATGCCGGCGAGCTTCGGATTCAACCCTGGGCACTGGCGCGGCCCGTCGTAGATGTGCGAGCGCTCTCAGGCGGGGACGGCGCCATCGTCGCACCGCTCATCGTGCTGCCCGGCAAGCTACTGATCGACCAGAAAGTATCCTGGCGCAACGATTCCCCGCTTCCGCAGATGGTGCTGATCCGCGTCACTCGCGGCCCGCGGTCCTGGCTCACATCGAATCCGAACGCCATCCAGTTCCGCGACCGGTGGACCACCGCGATTGACGCCCAAGCCGCCACGCCAGTCACATCCGGCATCTACAACTCGCAAGTCGGGTCCGCGATCGACCTGGGCACCAACAGCGTGGCCGAACCCAACCCAGGCCGGCAGTGGCGCTGGGCTGATGCGAACAGCGCCGACGAATGGGTGGGCCCGATCGACCCGGACGCCACGCTCAACCTGTGGTACCGCTGCTACGTGTGGACGCCGCCACCGTGGTCTGACAACGCGAACAAGAATCAGCCGCAGCACGAAGCCCGCGCGAACTGGACGCGTATCGAACTGCGCGCCTTCCCGCAGCAGGGAAACGTGGTGACCGGATGAGCATCAAGGTATGCACCTCCGAATACATGCTCTCAACCGTCAACGGGCTCGACATGCGCCGAAACTGGTTCCCCAGCATCGTCGCCGAGCGATTCCTGGAGTCCAAGAAGGATGGCCAGATCAGCCGATCACCTGACCCGGTGACGATGATCGATGGCGACCTGACGTACTTCAACAACACACCGGACCCGGTTTTCATGACCGTGCAGGTCATTCGCGCACCCCGCAGCATCGTGGCCCAAAACCCCGGCACCGTGGTCATTCACGACGCCTGGTCCTGGGCCGTCGGTAGGTCACCGACCGCGGACTTCCCTTCGGTCATTCAAGACGCGTTCGGCGGCCGAGTGCAGATCGACCGCCCAGAGAACGCGGCCGACAAGCTGCTGTACGGACGGTTTTTCGCAGACGGTGACAGCTCCCAAGCGTGGGTGAACATCGGACAACTTGAGTCGGGGGATTCACTGCACTTCCGGTATCTGGCGGCGGTCCAAACACCGGGCGTCTGGACGAGCCCCTCGGAGTTTGAGCCGCGCTGGGAAGCGCAAGCGAGATGGACCCGGCTGCTGGCCTTCTCGATGCCGGTGGGGTCAGCATGAGCGATCACTTCTCGATCATTGAGGGCGCGATCGCGCCGCAGCCATGGATGCAGATGCGGCACCTTAAGAGCGTCGAAACCCCTTCGGTGTCCAAGTCGTACAACACCTCCGGCGGCGGCAACAAGAACGACGCCGTGCATGCTGTCGTTGCGTCCTGGACGAATAACACCCCCATCCCGCAGTACGTCTACGGGCTCGTTACCCGCGAGGGCGCGCAGGTCACGTTGCAGGCACGCTCGCGCGGATATCTGCTGTCACTGCATGGACGCGACATCACAGCCGCACCAGCGCTTCCGTCGTCGTGGGACATGGCCGAGGTCAGCAAGTTCGGCATTGGCGGCGACATCGGCAAGGGCGGAATCCTCGCTCTGGGTACCGGGTTCGGGGTCAGCGAGATCCGACAGAACTCCGCTAGCGTGCCGTTGATGCCGCACTGGAGCGGCTGGAGCATCGTGCAACCCGGTCAAACGTTCCATGGCCGTGTGGAGATCCGATTCCGGACTGATTTCTGGGAGAACACCTCGATCTACGGCGGGGACCAGAACACCGAGTCGGGCTTCATCTCCGGCGGTACCCGCCTGGACCTGTACGCAACGCCGAGCGTCGGGAACCCGCCGACCTTGGCGATCCCCACCGTCGTCGGGGTCGAGCACTCGGTCAACAACACGTTCCACACCGACGTGGACGTGCCCACCGGTACCACCTTGGGCGACACCATCATCGCGGTGGTGTCCAACCAGTTCGGCCTCATCAGCGACATCAAGCCCGAGCAGGCCGGCTGGACCCAGGTGCACGCCCGCGACGGCGGATGGGAAGACGCCCACATGAAGGTGTACGTGCGCGCCGCCAAGGCCACAGAGCCCACCTCGTACACGTTCGGTAACGGGCTGCTTGCTGAATCCATCGCGCATTTGATCACCGTCCGGGGCGCGAACCCTGCGCTCGACGAGGGCTGGCAGTTCGCGTCGTCGCTACGGAAACGATGGTGGGAGCGCTACGACGGCCACATCTGCCCGTCGATTGACCGGTCAGGCCAACTGCTGCTGTGCGTGTCCTACATTCCGCACAACGTCGCACAAACCACGCTGGCGCAGACGGTGCCGACGGGCATGGTGCAGCTGGCCAACGTGGACGGCAACCTATCGAACAGCGCCGTCGCGGCCCTGCCCTCGCCGCCGCGGCCCACCGGTGAGCGGACCTTCACCGCATCGGAGGAGCCATCGTGGGCCGGACGATCCATCACGGCGTCGATTCTGGTGCCGGGCAAGATTTAGTGATCAGCACGCGCCTCGGAGGTGTCACATGTACGACCCGCCAGATAGTTTCGATGACATGCTCGGCGACGCCGAACTGGTCGCGCAGACCGGCCCGTTCAAGCCGCTGGATGTCCCCGGCGTCGGGATAGTCAAGGCACGCAGGCCGATGCCGAACGCGGTGCCGGCGTTGGCGATGTCGTCGAACGCCAAACTGGATGCGGTCACGCAGCAGGGCTATCTGACGCTGTTCATCCAGAACCATCTCGACGAGGGCGAATTCGATCGGATCCTGGTCGAGATGATCGAGGGCGATCTGCCTGCGAACGCTGTTGGCAGGATCGCCCGCGCGATAGCGACGTGGGGCACGGCCCGCCCTACGTTGCCGTCATCACGCTGTGCGTGATGGCGGCTACTCACTGGCGGG